GGGGCGTCGTGGTATCGCCCGCCGGCTCTCGGCATCAACGCAGACCGTATCCGGTTCTCGGACGCCTGGGGAGGCATCAACGGCTACAGCTACCACAATTCCTGGTTCGTGTGGTGGCGCAACCAGAGCACGCTCGGCGCGCCCGATGTCTTTGTCACCGACGACGTGGGGCTGACCGCCAGCAGTATCCAGGGCGCGGGCGCGACGAACCTCTTCACCGTGACCGGCCAGGGCACGGGGTCGGGGTCGTTCCCCAACATCATCGCGGTACAGGCGGACATCTCCGACACCGGCTGGCTGTTCGCGCCGGGGGCATAGGCGATGCGGCGACACGACTTCGAGCAGTCCCGGTGGCGCTACCGCCGCTCCGTCAAGCGCGAGGCGCGCGGCGGCGTGCCGGCGGACCTGGGCGACTGGGACGGCAACGTGACGATTGCGGACCGCCCCGCCTACGTGTACGCGCGCATCGTCAACCGCTCCGCTGCGCCGATAGAGGCGCTGCGCGGGCCGACGCCGCTCATCTGGGATTTCCCGGTGCTCGTGGACCGCACGCCGGACCGGGAGTGGCGCATCATCGACATTGACCGCTCGCGCGCGCGGGATTTTATCGAGGCCAACCAGGTCGATTACGTGCCCTGGCACACGCACAACGAGTACGGCAACGGCCTGTGGGATTTAGTCAACCCGCAGCGCGTGCAGGGCGGGCGCATCGCGCCCAACGGCGCGGCGCTTTCGGTGACGACGGACGGCGACTTCTGGTACGTGTACCAGGGTGCGCACAAAGTCCTGGAGGACGGCGCGACGCTAGACCTGACGGCGTACCAGCCGGCGAGCGCGTTCAATTGGGCGTGGGTCAAGGTGGGCGTCGATCCGGCGAGCAATGCGCTCGTGGCGACGGCGGGAGCGGACACGAGCGTCATGAGCAACCTGACCATTGCGGCGCTCGCGGCGATTGCATTCGATGGCTACTACCCGCTGGGCGGCGTGCGGTTGCGCGGCGACGCGACGCGCTTTTATGACAACGACATCGTTGACCTGCGCTTCACGACCGTTCCCGTGACGCCGGGGCCGCTGGCGACGGGCGTCATTCAGCAGCCGTCGCGCATCACGTGGTCGCAGACGGTTATCGGGACGCACCAGGCGGTATGGCACGGCGACCTGACACTGGCCGGCGGAACGCTCAACGTCAACGGCAGTGTGTATTTAGTGAGGTGAGGCTATGGGCATTGTGGTGACGCAGGAAGGCGCAAGCGCGCCGGCGACGCCGGCGACGGGCTACTGGGTGTGGTACGCGCTGGCGCGGGGCCTGGAGTACAAAGACGACGCCGGCAACGTGCGGCGATTGGGCATTGCGACCTCGACGGCGAACGTGAGCAACCCGCCAACGGATGGGGAGCTTGACAGCGCGTTTGGGCAGCCGGCGGACGTGGGCGCGGGGTTCGTCGCCATTCTCGACGACGCGGGCGGCGGCGCAAATGTATACCTTGTGGCGAGCGACGGCGCGGGCTGGTGGTACGCCGCGCTGACACAGGCGACGTAAGGGGGCGACGATGGGCATTCACATGCAGACGCTGTTTGTGCCGTACAAGAACGCGGCGGCGCGGGCCGCCGGCCTCACCTGCCTTCTCACCACCGACGCCACGGAGCCGGTACTGACCGCGTTCACGGTGACGATCACGTTCAGCCGCGAGGTCACCGGCTTCACGGTAGACGACATCGACGTGACCAACGCGGCGCTGAGCGACTTCGCCGGCTCCGGCGCGGTGTACACGGTAACGGTAACGCCGGACTGGGCCGGCGCGGTTACGGTGAGCGTGCCGGCGGGCGTGACAGCGCCGGCGAACCTGGCGAGCAACACGCTGGCGCTGGAGATAGGCGAAGTCGCCTTCTCCGACGACTTCACCGCCGCCGGCCCCGCGACGAACGGGTGGTACTCGCCCGGCGCGGGCGTCATCGCCAACGTCGCGGGGCACCTCGTCATCACGCCGACGCTGGGCGCGAACGTCGTTGCCGACCCGACGTTTGACACCGGCGCGCCGTGGACGTTCAACGCGGGCTGGGCCTACGACGCGGTGAACGATGAGGCCGATGCGACGGCAACGAACAATAGCCTATCGCAGGTCGGCGCACTGACGCAGCATACGTGGTATCGCACCGAGTTGGAGGTAAAGAACTACGCCGCCGGGAGCTTCCGCCCCGTGATTGGTTCCCTGTATGCGCAAACGATCAGCGCAAATGGCAGTTATATCGTCTCGTTGCCGGCGGATGGCGCGAATATTGGTACAATCAACGCCACGGGACTTACCTGCTCTATTGACAACTGGTATTGCTACCCGGTAGACATCCCCGGCTCGGTGGCGCTCAGGGAGTTTGACTTCGCGTATGGTCAATTCACGTTGAACTTCCGGCGCGCGGGCGGCGCGGCGCGCGGCGTCAACATCGGCCTGATTCTGAACTGGGAGGATGCAAACAATTTCGCGGTGTTCTACACGCGCGCCTCCGGCGCGGGCAACCGCATCCATTACTCCACATACGTCGCCGGTGTGCAGACATTGATAGAAAGCCCGTCAATTACCTACGCCGACGACCGCAACCTGGTCGTCAACCGCCATGAGGACGGCACCATCGACATTGCCTACGACGGCGCGAACCTCGTGCTTGGCGCGCCGGCGTCGGGGCTGACCGGCAAGGTACACGGTGTATTCGCCACGTATGACGTGGATACGTGGGCCAACTCGTTTACTTACACGCGGGATTTTTAGGCAGCCCCGTGCCCTGGACGGGGCCAGACTGGTACATTGAACCATGATCCTCGGCAACGGCAGCAAGGAGTTTCCCTTCGACATCCGCACCGGCATGTCCTGGCCGGACATCCAGTCGGGGCACACGGTCTACCTGCGCGGCGGGGTGTACGACCTGGAGACGGCGCTATCCTGCACGCTGCAAGGCACGCCGGATGAGCCGATCACCATACGCAACTACCCCGGCGAGATAGCGGTGCTGCGCGGCGACGTGGTGCAACAACCGTCTGGCGGTTACGTGCGCTGGCTGTCTGAGGATTACGGCCTCATCATCGACGACACGCTCACGGAGCGCACGAGCACGGAGACGCCGACCGTGCCGGGGCAGCACTCCGGCCTCTACGCCAACAACATCCCCGGTATGGAGTTCATCAACGTGCGCATCCACAACGTGCCGGGCACGGGCATCTCGTGGTTCCTCAACGGCGGCGGGCAGGCCTACGGCGTCGTCATCACGGACAACGGCTGGGTGGGCAGCGACCGCCCGCACGGACCAAGTGTCTACACATCCTGCACCGACGCGGCGGACACGAAGACGTTCCGCAACTGCCTGTTTCTTAACTCGTTTCGGCATGTACAGGTTGGCGCGGGCGACTGGTGCTATGGCACGTTCGTCTTCGAGGACATTACGGTCGCCAACCGCGCGTTCACCTCTGGCAATCGATTCAATAAAAACTTGAGCGTGGAACGCCTGTTCATCCACAACGGCCATCCATGCCTGGGTCTGTATATCCAGGAGGATGAGGTGGCGATCAACGGCGTCGCGCTGATAAAGGACTGCGTGATCGACCCGTATCTGCACGATCCCTACGGCGCGGAGGCGTTCTACCTGAAGCGTTGGGAGCAGGCGACGGTGACGGGCAACGTGTTCACGGTGGACGACTGGACCAATATCGAGCTGCCCGGCGGCGTCTACGACATTCAGGAGGTCGTCGCCACAACCACCGGGCAGTTTACCAATTTCGTGCCGAACGAGTACGCGCCGGGGTTTGCCTCGCTCACGGTTTTCGACTTCGACGAGACCGGCGCGGTGGCGGTGGACGTGTCGGCGCTGGCGGAGAGCGGTACGGTGCGCGTGCGCAACCCGATGCTGTGGGATGACGAATACCAGGACATCGCAGTTGTGGACGGGATGCTGACGGTGCCGATGACAGACTGGACGACGCCTGCACCTATCGGCTTCGAGACGCCGTTCGTCGGGCAGGTATTCTCCGCGCGCTTCGGCGCGTGGATACTGGAGACGTTGTAAGCAAGCCCCCGCCGCGTGAACGACGGGGGCCAGGGCACATCACATTGTCTCCCCTTTTGGGGAAGCCGCGCAAAGCGCGGAGTTCGGTCCGCAACCGTCGCCACGGACGCGGGCGATCGCAGGCCAGGGATGTGTGACTGCATCCCATAGACAGTGAGAGTATAGCGAATGTAAATGCAGGCGACAAGAATTCAGCACAAGCAAGCCCCGACTGCGTGAACAGCCGGGGCCGGGCACAGGCGCGGGCGGCGGGAGCAGCCCACACCCGCGCCAGAGATAGCGTAGCACGAATTGTGAAGAACGTGAAGGCGAGAAGGTTAGAAACTCGGACTAAAGGCGGGAGATAGGCAACATGGCAGACGACGTGACGCTCTTTGAGGCAATGGCCGAATTCGAAGCCGGCATCAGCAATGGCATCGACGTGCGCCAGTTCGTGGAACTGCACAACCGCCTGTCGCCGGACGTGCAGGCGCAGTTGCGGTTCGCGGCGCAGATTTACGGCCTGAAAGAAGCGCGGGAGACGCGGCATAGCATCAAAAAGCTGCGCGCCGACGTGGACGCGCTGCGCGCGGGCGTGGCGTTCGCGGTGGGCCTGTCGGTGCTGGTGTTCTTACTCTACCACCAGGTAGAGATCACCATCGCGCTGGCCGGCGCGCTGGGTGCGGGCGCGGTGTCGCCGTTCGTGCAGCTGGTCCTGGCGGCGCTGTTTTATAAACGAGGTGAGGCATGAAGCGGTTATTGCTGTTACTTGCACTGCTCCTGCTCCTGCCGGCGCTGGCGGTTGCGCAGGAAGCGCCGCCGCTGCTGTGCGTGGCGGTGTATTACCGCGCCGGCGTGTTGGAGCTTGTGCCCATCCCGTGCCCCGGCGCGACAGTAACGCCGACGCCGACGGCCACGAGCACCGCAACCGCAACGCCAAGTGTGACGCCGATGCCCACCGCGACGTGGACGCCGTTCCCGACGCCGACATTAACTCCGACGCCCACGCCGGAAAGCGACGTGCTGTTCTTCTCGCAGCCCTGCACGGTGCGGCCCGGCGGTGCGTATCGCGTCAACGTTCGCAGCTTGCCGGACATCGGCGGCGCGCTCACGGGACAACAGGTGCAAATCGGGCAGGTGGTTGCCGTCAGCGAGGGGCACCGTGACGCGACGGGTAGCATGTGGCTGCGCGCGCTCGACGACCGGGGCTTTGCGGTGGGCTACATAGCCGGCTGGGTCATGGCAGCGGTTGACACGACAGGTTGCCCGTTTATTGACTTTGGGCCATGAGCACGAAACAGAAGAAACTCCGGGTTCCGTTCGTCTCGCAGATGGACGCCACCTCCATAAGCCCGATGGACTGTGGACAGGCGGCGGTCTTGATGCTGGCGCGCTACTACCGCTATGCCGGCCCGGACATCACGGTAGACGACCTGTACCGCCGCGCGCCCGCGCCGAACGGCACCATAGCCGGCGACCTGCAACGGCTTGCTGAGGGCATCCGCTACGGCCCGGAGGGAAGGCCCTTCGTGCTCAGCGCCGGCCCGAACCCGACGCCGGCCATTTTGCGCGGCTACATCGAGCAGGGTCACAGCCCCATCCTGCTCGTGAATTACGAAAGCCTGGGCATCCCGCGCCCGGACCTTGCGAATGGGAACCGGCAAGGGCTTCATTGGCTCCTGGTCACGGGCGTTGACGGCGACGGCTTCCTGCTCCACGATCCTCTGTGGCGGCCCGAACAGCGCGACGGGCAGGGCGGGGCGTACATCCCCATTGACGCCGACGCGCTAGTCGGCGCAATGCGCGGCATTTCGTTGCATCACTGGAAAGCCTACGAAATGCCCTATCCCGACATGATCTTCCGCGCGCCCGGCGTCTCCCCGCTCGGCTTTCACGTCATTTCGGGGCCGCGCACCGGCTTCGGCGACGCGCTGCGCGCGGGCGTGGCGCGTCACCGCCCGGTGGGGCTGGTCGTGTCGGTGGACGTGGCCGGCGTGGTCGAGGAGGTGCGCAGCGTCAGCCCGGACACGGTGACGGTGTACCGCACCGAATACCCCGGCGGGACGCCGGAGGGCATGTACGCCGGTGACGCTGACGACGCGCGCGCGCTGGCGGAAACGTGGTATGCGCAGAACGCCGCGCGCTGGCAAGGGGTGAACGCGCATTACTACGGCTTCCTGAACGAGCCGCACCCCAAGGGCGAAGCGGAGTGCGCGTGGTGCAACGCCTTCGTGACGCGCGCGTGCGCGCTGGCGGAGGTCGAGGGCCGGCGGCTGTGCGTCTACAATTTCTCGCCGGGCACGCCGGGGTACGAAGAGGTGGATTGGCTCATGCCGTCCTTCGCGCGCATGGCGGCGGGCAAGCACGCGCTGGGCTACCACAGCTACGGCGGGGCCGCGCCGGACCTGCCGGGCCTCATGCGCGAGAACCCGGCGATTGTGCTGCGCTACCGCGACTACGCGGCACGGTTCCTGGAGCGCGGGTTCATGCTGCCGTTCGTCATCTCGGAGTGCGCGCCGTTCGGCGGATATGACTGGTCGCGGGAGGGGGCGGCGGCGTTCGTGAATGACGCGCGCTGGTTCCGGGACGAGATGCAGCGCGACAGTTACGTGCTCGGCGGGGCGCTGTTCACGCTGGGGGAGTGGATGCAGACGAACAGCAATTATCAAGATGTGCTGGCGGATTTAATCTCTTAGGAGGCCAATGTGCTTAGACAAATCAAACGTAACATGGCGGAGCGGTTGCTGCGGTTTCTCCAATACGATGGAGAAACCACGAACACAATGGATGTGGAGGGACGCTGCATTCACGGCGTGCCATTTACTACGTATTGCAGGACTTGCTTCCACGAGCGGAGCTTCGATGATCCACCCGACGTTCGTTTCGTCGAGAACCGGCTCAAGCCGCTCGGCGAGGCGAAATGAACGCACGCGACAAACAACGCAACGGTGCGCCGCCACCTAAACGGCGAACGAAAAAGACGCGAAAGCAGAGACCCGAAAGGGTGAAAGGATAGGGGACAATGGATATTCCAACCAACCTCAACGACTTCTTTATCTGGATCGGCTCGCCGCTCGTGGTCGGTGCGGTGCTGTCGCTCATTGCGGAGCGCGTGTGGCCGCTATTGCCGGCGGAGTTCCCCGGCGGCGTGAAGCACGCGCTCGTCATCGTGGCGAGCATCGGCCTGCCGCTGCTGTCGAAGCTGTTGCAGGACAGCGTGCCGCCGGAGACCATCGAGGCGCTGAACCCGTGGTGGCAGGCCATCGTCGCCGGGCTGATGGTGTACCTCACCACGCAGGCGGCGCATACGGTGCGTAAGTACTTCGCGGCGCGGAGTTAGGCCACACCTCGCCGGCGGGAGCACGAAGGGCGAGGACATGGCACAGACATTCAACACGACGCCAATTCAGGCGCGTCTGGAGTTGGCGTTAAACCGCGACCCGGCGCGCATTGCGGAGGCCGCCGCGCGCTGGGGCGTGAGCGTATCCAGCATATCGCGGTATCTCAACCACCTGCGACAAACGTATGAGGACCTGGCGGAGGCGGGGCTGGCGGCCCCGCCTGACGTTTCCGCCGCCGGCGCACGCCGCGCTACGTACCTGCCGGAGGAGCTAGGCGACTTCGCCACCGCCTGGGACGCGATCTGCGCGCTCACCGGACGCCCGAAGAGCAAGCCGATACCGGAGCCGCCCGCGCCGCTGTCGCACCGGCACCGGCGCATCGTGGCGATCTCCGACCTGCACGGGCGACCGCTGCTAGAGCAGTTCGTCGAGTTGACGGAGGCGCTATCGCCGCCCGATGACCCGGCGCATCTCGCCATCGTGGGCGACCTGAGCAACGCCGGGACGTTCGGGCCGTTCATGCACACCGACGACCGCACCTATGTCAGCGAGGAGGCGACGCTGCACGCCGTCATCGAGTTCGCGGCGTCGAACTACGTGCACGTCTTCTGCGCGCTGGGCAACCACGACCTGTGGATACGCAACAAAGTCATGAGCGCGCTACAGCGCGAAGGCGTGCCGGTGGCGGACATCGAGCGCATCTGCGACACGCTCCCGCTCCTGGGGCTGGCGGCGGGCTATCCTAACGTGTCGTTCGTGCACAACGAATACGACTACGTAAGCGGGGCGGGGACGCGGCTGGCCGGGCAGTTCGACGACTACCACATCCTGCACCTGGGCGACGCGCTGCTGGGCCATCCGAATTTGAGTAGAAAGAACGCGCTGGCGAGCGTGCGCGCGTTCTCGGAGTGGGTGCACGGGTGGAGCGCGGTGCTGGACTTCCCGTGCCAGGAGCCGCGCCTGATTGCGATGGGACACACGCACCGCGCCGGCTACACGCTGGGGCGGGGCGGGCACCAGGTGCTGGCGGAACTTGGTATGGCGGGACAACCGTCAACAATGAACCCGTACACCGTACAGAAGGGGAAGGGCAACCCGGAGCCGCCGGCGCTGGCGGCGCTGCTATTCGAGCAGACGCTGCAAGAGGTGGAGTGCGACGACGGCGCGGTGACGGCGCGGTGGGTGACGACGTTAGCCAAAGATAGCATAAGGTTATGGCAGATGTAGCGTGTCTGCGCTATACTCTGCGTAGCTCATCTACCATGCCGTAGAGTGAGTAACGATGTCGCCATGCGGCACCAGCTCCCCCGGTTGCTTCGGTGGCCGGGCGCGGCCTCACATGAGGCCAGTGTAGGGCGTCCCGTGTGCACGCGGGGCGCTCTTCTCGTAACGCCAACGCGCTAGCGCAGCGCGCGGCTAACGCTAAAACGGCGGCGCGGGTTGGCGATGTGGGAAACAAAAAGACCCCGCCGGTGAGGGCGGGGCTGGGGGCGGGGGCGCGGGTTATGCACTGTACTGGCGCGGCAGTCGGTCGTTGTTCGGCTCGATGCGGATGCCGTCGGTCGTCACGAGGTGCGCCGGCGTCCACATGAGTATGCCGCGCGCGGCGGCGTCGCGGATATCGGCGGCGGTGTCGGTGTCAATGATGACGTTGAAATCGTCCAGAACGGTATCCTTGATCTTCTGTAAGCTCCACTTACTGACTGGCATTTCGGTTCTCCTCTCGTATGCCTCTCTGATCGCCCGCCGCGCTGCTTCACTTTCCGTCGCGCCGTAGCCCTGTGCGGTGAGCCATTCAAGCTGCGCCTGCTCTTCCGGTAGCAGGCGCAACCCCTTGCGTGCAGTCCGTCTCACTATGACCTCCAGGGGCGGCCATTGGCTTCATCGTAAGCGCGAAGCTGCTCTTTCCATTCGTTGATCTGCGCATCGTCGCGGCGCTCGAAAGCCTTGACTGCCTGGCTGATGGTGGTGAGCTTCGCTTCCTGGAAGCGTCGCGCCAGCTTCATCTGCGCATCTGTCAAACTTGCCCCGAACCGATCTCTCTTAGCCATTTTAGTCTCCTTTTTTGCTGCGTTCCCTTACCTTGACTACATTGTACACCATAACAGTGTACGTGTCAAGGGGTTTAGGGCAAGTCGCACCCCCAGTTTTTAGGGGACGCGCGCTATGCACGCCTCCGCACACACCGCGCGCGCGCGGCGTTCACAGTGACGCGCTGCTTCGCTCCACACATTGCATCACGGTGGCGGCGAACGCGATATCCGCGCGCGTTGGTTGCAGTCGCCAGTACGCGCCGTCGCGCTCGGCCTCCACCTCGCGCAGGTAGCGCCAGGCGGTGGTGCGGTTGACGCCAAGCTGCCGCGCCACCTGGCGCGAGGTCAGGCCGTGCCGCGCCGCAAAGAGCATGGTGCGCAGCGCCAGGAGCCGTCGCGCCTTCGTGCCGTGGCCGGTCATACGTAACCGCGCGCCTCCGGGTATTTCGCCGCAAATTCGTTGAACAGGTCCGGCCAGCCGCGCTTGAGGATGGCAAGCTGGCCATAGCCGATGGCGCGCTCGGCGGCGAGCGGTCCGATGCGCTGGCGCTCCGGCGGCACGCCGATGGCGGCGAGGCGGTCGTAGGCGCGGTTGTAGTCCACTTTGAATGTCAGCAGGTACGCCCACACGTCACGCCACGTCCAGTTCCAAAGTGGATTGCAGTACCAGAGTCCGTCGCCCTGCGCGCGGAAGAGCGGCCCCATCGTGCGCAGAAACACGCGCCGCCGCCCGTTTTCTTCTGCACGCAGTCCCAGAAACGCCCCCTGCCAGCCGCGCGCGCGCGCATACTCGCCGCTGGCGTTGCTGCTGTGGATGGCATCGGGGTCATCCTGCCAGGTCTGGAACCACAGCGCGTGTGTGTCGGCAGACTTGATGCGATGCAGCAAGTTCGGGTGCGCCGCCGCCATGCGGTCCAGGTACGCCGCGCTCTCCGGCAGCAGCCATTCCTCGTCGCCGTAGAGGAATGGCACGTCGGCCTTTTGCGTATGCACAAGATGCAACACGACCGTCGAGTCCTTGCCGGTCGAGAAACCGACGTACCAGCTACCGCACGCCGCCAGCGCGCGCGTCACGATCTCCTGCGCGGACGCCAGCCGGCGTTCAAACGTCTCCGTGTTCGCGTGCAGCGACGCGATTTTCGTTCTCGACAATTCGGTATTCATCGCATTCATCCGCTTCCACCGCCTCGAAGTCGCGGAACCAGTGTTCGATGATTGGCCGCCAGCGCGTCGTCTTGGGCCGCGCGGCGTCGGCCTTGCAGCGCACCAGCGCGGTCTCCGGCGAGACGCGCACCAGCACGATCTCGGTGTGGTATCCGTGCAGGCGCGCCGGCAGCAGCCACGTCGCGCGCTCCGTGCGCGTGTGTCCCGACGCAGTAAGCGCAATGTCTAGGCCTGTCGCCAGTGCCGCCTCGTAGCCGGCGTGCAGCATCCGCCGCGCGACGCGCCAGACCTCCGGGTAGTATTTGCGCCGGCCATCTAGCAGCGCGTCCAGATGGCGCTCGGCGTCGAAATGCAGCCGGTCGGAGTAGTGGCGCAGGTAGGTCGTCTTGCCCGCGCCGCAGCACCCGATGATGAGCGTGAGGCGATTATCCTTTTTTATCACGCGCCACCGCCAGCGTCATCTGATTTTCTGGCATATAACCGGGCGGGCGCACGGCGTAGTTGATGAGTTCGCAGTCAACGTTGATGCGCTCGCCCTCCGCAATCGGCACGCCGCGCGTCGGCCGGCCGTCCGGCCCGTATCGGCTCCAATCCTCCGACCACGGCTCCACGCGCCACTCGATCACGCGCCCCCAGCCCTGGTCGCGCTTCTTGCCAATGTGCGTGCACGTACTGAGCAGCGCGCGGATTTCCGCCGCGTCGCCGACGGCATACCACACCGCCTGTGTCGCGACGTAGTAGAAGACCGGCATGTGGTAGGCCTTGTACGCGCCTTTTTCGATGACGACCCTTTGCGCCATCGAATAGCGTTCGGCGAGGTCGCTGTCCAGGCGCTTGTTCCAGTGGTCCCGGCCTTCATCGATCCACCACGGCTGCGGCTGTGCCCACGAGCAGGCGTAGTACCAGTGCGGCGCGCCGGCATGAACGACGGCAAGCGGCATAGCGATTTCGCCGGGAAGGGCGTTGCCGCCGGGCGTGGTCATTGGCAGCGCACCGTACTGGTCGCGCGCCGCCTGCGCCAGCAGGATGCCGTCGAGCGGCAGCCAGCGGTCGCAGACGACGCCGCACATCAGAGACGCCGTGATGCGCAGCGACTCATACATGCGCCAGGAGTTCCTTGATCTCCGCACCGCGCGCGTGCAGGTGTTCCATATAGCGGTCGCCGAGCGGCGTGCTGATCTCGCGGCCCTGCGGCGCAAGGCGCGGCTCGATTTCGAGCCACTTGTCGAACCGGATCGCCACCTTGCCGTGGCCGACGCCACTCTTGCCGCCGATGTATGGCGCGCGACCAAACTCGGCCAGCGTGACCATGAAGGCCTCGTACTCCAGGTCGGTCACATCATCGAGCGCAATGTCCCAGTAGAAGACCGTGCCGGCCGCCAGCGTCTCCACGTAGTAGCGCATCTGTTGATGTTGGCCGGTCTCGGTCTCGGCGTCATCGCCGGCGGCCTGGCGCGCGCGTTTCTCTCGCGCCTTCCCTTCCTCCAGTAGGCGATATTCTGGCGCAAGTAGCATCCGCAGGTTCTCGTTCTTCTCATCGTCGCGGCGCGTATAGGCTTCCTCTTGCACCATATCCCATACGCTTTGCATCTCGCCTTCCACGAAGCGCGCCGGCAACAGGTGTGCAGTCTCGGCGCAGATCGGTATTGCCTTGCCGATGCGCACCTTGCCCGGCATGATTTGGTTGCCCATCGCGCCGCCGAAGATCGCTACAAGCGGGATCAGCTCGCGCCAGCGCCGCGCCTCGTCGATGTCGATGCCGCGTCCTTGTATCTTGGTGAGCGCGCCGCCGGAGAAGAGGAAGTAGAATGCCGGCAGCGACAGGCCGTCCACCTCGCCGGTTTCCTCGTTGACGCCGTAGCCAAGCGCGCGCACCATGTGCAGCATCCCCCGGTCGCGCAGGATGCCGCGCAGGGCGTTGCCGCTGATGGTCGGGATTTCCTCGACTGCGCCGTCGGGTTGCACGAACTTCTCGCGGCGCAGGCGCGCGTTGACGCCGTAGGTGTCGCCGATGTGCGAAATGCTGGTTAGCGCCGTCATCGTGCCTTCGAAGAGCAATGTTTTCACTTATTCCTCCTGATCGCCAAAGTCGAAACGAAAGCGCCGGCCCGCCGCCTCCAGGTCGTCCAGCATGTCGGGTTTTTCGGCCAGCTTCTCGCCGGCCGCGTCGCGCCGCACGCGCACCATGAGCACGAGCAGCGTCGTCTCCTCGCGCAGCAGGCGCAGCAGCGCGCGGTCCCGGTTGCTGTTGAGGATTGCTTCGGCGCGCGCGCGCTCGGCGTCGGAGTAGCCGAGGTTGATCTGCAGCTTAGAGCAGAGGGAGTTGACGAACTTCCCCAGGTTGCTCGTGTACGCCGCGCTGCGCACCTGGCTCTCGAACTGCGTCCAGATCGTCATCCGGTACTTGCTCTTGTAGTCCGCCGGCACGCCGCGCCACAGAATCTCCAGCAGATCGGCGGCCATCGTCTGTAGTTCCTCTGTCATCGTCGCTCCTTTGCGCCAGAAACAGCGCCAGATTGAACAGCGCGCGTTTGCGCAGCGGCCTGATTTCTGTCTCCAATGCGCGCCATTGCTCCAGGCCAAAATCGAGAACGCGACGGTGGTTGTACGCGCCGGTGGCGATCTCTTCCTTCGAGAACGCGACGTACAGCGCCTCCACCAATTCCAGCGTCTCCGCGAGTTGCGCCGGCTCAATCCACAGCGTCTGTTCCTCGAACTGCACCCATCCCGCCGCCGCGCCGGGCGGGTTGGCGCGCGCCTTGAACACGAGGTGCTTCTGCCCGGAGTCGGCGATCACCGCCAGCTCCAGGAAGGGCGGTTCCAGCAACAGCGTGCGCATGTCGCCCTTCTGCGCCTTGCTGAGCGGGTACCACGCGCCGGCCTTGACGAAGTGGCTGTAGTTGCGCCCGCGCTGCGGCTTGTCCTTACTGGTGCGCGCCGTCAGCGCGTCGTTGCGTTCCGCCATGATCCACGCGCACGCGGCGCAGAAGGCGCCGCTCTCCGGCGCGCGGGCGCAATCGTGGTCGGTGAACGTCGCCTTGACGGCCTGCCGGCGCGGGACGCCGGAGCCGTCCAGCGCGCCGCCGCACAGCCAGCAGCGCGCGCTGTCTGTCGTCTCCGCGCCGGGAACTGGCGGCGCGCCGGCAGCGGCGTAGAGGAGTTGCGTAGGGGAGTCAGTCACCGTGTTTTTCCTTCCCGCCGCGCTTCACGCACCGGTAACAGTGCGCGCGGTTATGGACGTTCGGCGTGAACGGCGCGCCGCACTGCAGGCAGATGGCGTGGCCGGGGACCTGCGTCCCGTCGGGTATCGCGCCGTCCACGCTCACGACGGTGGCGGTGGGGGGTAGGCGCAGCGCGTCGCGTATCGCCGGCGTGACCGGCTCGACACCCTTGACCACAACCCGCCACGCCACGCCCTTGCTGACACGCCAGCGCCGCGCCACTTCGCGCCAGTTGCGCAGTTCAGCGTAGTCTGCCGCCATTGCCGCGCGCACGTCGGCGAACGCGCGCCGGGCGTCCTGGGCGCGTCTAGGGGCGTTTTCGGCGGGGGTGATACTTTTCCCGTGCATCTCAGACCCGTGGCGTGGCGGCGCGTTCAGCGCGTGAACGGGGCATTCTAGCGGCTCCCGTCATCCTCCGGCGTCACCGTCTCCGCGCCCGTCGCCTCTGCCACGATCTGCGCGACGCGGGCGGCGGCTTGGGCATAGCCGGAGGAGTAGATAGCTGTGCTGCTTTCGTTGCGGGCATCATGCGTCATGCGCACCATCTCAATGCATAGGCGGTTGACGCCCGCGCGATCTGGCGCAGACGGAAGGCGCGACGCAATGTAAGCCTCTTCCGCACGGGCAAAGAGTCGATCGGCCTCCTCTTTCACGCGCTCCAGTGACCATTCGCCCCGCTTGATTTCGAGCAGTTGTGATGCATCCTGTCGCTCAACGTACAGAATGCCATCCGTCAGAAACTCAATACCCATGCGCAGTAGGCGAATCAGGTGTGCAGCATTCTTTGTATCATAGCCATATTTTTCCACTAACTGTTTGCGCTTTTTGCCCATGTAGCCCTCGAATGCGTGGTGTGTCATGCGATGAAGTTGGCTATAGGCGTATCCCGTGAAGCTCTTGTATACGTGTTTGCCCACGAACAGCCCACGTCCGTCGATTAGAAGCCGCCCGGCATCCGTTATGGTTATGTAGTAGTTCTCATTCAACCAAAGGATATTGAGAACGTTGGGGTTGCCCTGGAGAAGCAGGCTCATCATCTTGCGCGCCTCATAGACTACAATGTCCCATTCGTCGCGCTTGATTTCGCGCGTGCCCCGCGAACCATACGTTCTTAGTCCGAAATAGTAGTCAAGTGGCGGCACGCAGATTGCCAGTGCATCCTTGTCATCGATGCTGTTTGGGTCTTTGCTAGGAATGTACATTCCGTGTGCAATACTGCCTCGATAGCATGACAAGATACACCACTCTGACAACTCAGGATTATCGCGGATTAGGTCTTTTGGAATGCCCATCATCGGCTCCTTTCACCAGTAGGGGAGTGCGCGGCGATCATATCCCCAACCGCTCGCCAATCCGGTCGCTGTGCTTGTCCTTCTTGACCGCGATGCGCTTCACGTACACGCGCGTGGTCATAGCCCAAGTCGGCGGGCGATCATATTGCTGTAATCTGGGGGCATGATTAGTTTCATGATAGCCTCAGCGTTCATCGGCTGAAAAAGATAGCCCTCATTCTCTGGCGTGCCGTAGGGAATGACCAATACCGTCAGCTTGTTTGCCAGCGCCCTTAGTATATTGCCGGCCTTGGTATAACCACACTCGACGAATATTGTTTTGTCTTTGGCCGCCACGTCTGCCACACAACCCGCGTAACCAAGATCACGCCACTCGCCAGACCACTCCTTGCCCTGCGTTTCGAGCCAGCGTGCCGCCTGTGCGCACAAATCCATGTGCCCACCAGAAGTTTGCTCGAACTGGTATCTTATTGGATCGCTGCGGTTCAGCTTGGGTAGATCAACCACGTGCGCGGTAGCCCACCTCTTTTTCAGCGCCAATTGAATGTGCTCCATATCGCTCTCGCTGAGCGTGCCCCACCTACCGCCATAAGAGAAAATTTCATCTAGTGTGGCGCTCATGACGTTGCTGTCTCCTTTCTTGTGAGTAGATTTGCTATCCGTTCCTCTTCCGTTCGCGCATAGTACATCTCAGTTGTGCGCACCGACCGGTGCCCCAGGTAGGCGGCTATGTCTTCCATCGACCAGCCCAATGATCGCAACTGTGTCGCGCGCCAGTGGCGGAAGTCGTGCGGCGTCACCGGCGGTAGGCTCGCGCGCCGACGCAGGGTATCCACGAGGCTTGCAACCGCCTGCCGGCTCAGCGTGCCGCCATTGCGCTTGCGGTAGTGGCTGACGAATATCGGCGCGTCATCGGCGAGCATTTCAAGCACAGCGCGCTTTTCGATATAGGCGCGGAGGTAGGGGCGCGCGTCCTGTAGCCACAGCTTGTATTCGTGGCGGCGCTTGCCGGTCACCGTCACGGTCCAGAGCGGGCCATCCCACGCCGAAGCCGGGAAGTCGCCCACCGTAAGTGACAGCACTTCGCTAATACGCCCGCCGGTTTCGGCCAGGGTGTGCAGCAGGGCGCGGTTGCGCCGGATCGTCAACTGCACACGCAGGATGCGCTCCGGGTCGCCGCTCTGCGCGGTAGCGGCGTCAACCGTCGCCGTGTCTACGAGGTCGAGCAGCGCGGCAATGTCAGGCGGGGAGGGCGGGGTAGGGAAGTGGCGCATTCCTTTCAGCGCGTGCTTAAGGCCGAGCAGCATTGCGCCGACAGGAAGCGCATCTGGTAGATACTTCTGGGCATACAGCCATGCAAACAACGCGCGCATGGGACTGATGTAGGTGAGGGCAGTTGTGACGCGAAAACGCCGATCATGCGCCGGATCGTAGGTGTATTCCAGGAGCCAGTTAAGGAACCTGACCAGAATATGGCGGTCAGCGTCGCCAAGCGCGTCAAGCGCCGGCGGGTTGAACTCATGCCACAGTTGCAGCGCGCGGTGATACGTGTCCCGCGTCTTGCCGGACAGGGTAGGGGTGTATTTGAGGTAAAGCTCAAGCGCCTCGTTGTAGTCCATACACAGCCGTCATAACTAATTAAAATGCAAGGCCGGTAACTATTCTAGCGCAAACGTTCTAAATGCGCAACTTTGTTCTACCCCTCCCGCGTGTCTCCCGCGCCTCTCTGCTCCGAATTCCACCCGTGCTCATTGTACCAGTCCGCGCACTCACAGCCGGGATGCCCGAATGCGCAGACGACGCGCTTGCCATCCGCGCCGCCGCCGAATGGACACAGGTCAGTGTGGCGCATGATAAGCGCCTCCAGTTCCGCCGCCCTTGCCACCAGCGCCGCCTCGCGCTCTTTCCACAGCGCCTCCTCTTCTTTCCACGACGCGACGCCGCGCTCGTGTTGCGCTACCTGCGCCGCCAGCGCGTCGCGCTCCTGCTCCAGTGCGTCGAGGGCGTCCAGCGCCGGCATCATGTTATCGCTGCACGCGGAATACCACAGCAGCGCGTTGTCGTCATTGAATTCCGCGTGTAGCTTGCGCAGCTTATCACGGTTCGCCTTATTCAGCATCACTTCCCTCCCCCTCCAGCCACCCCGCCTGCAGCGCCGCGTGCGCCGCCAGGACTAGCGGTCACAATGGCCTATTCTGAGATTCGCCCACCGCAACCTGCGTTGCGGTGCCACGCAAAGCGTGGGATTCAGCCCAAAGCCGCCGCTAGTGGCGCGTTTCGACGCGCCAGGAACGCCGGGCGTCCCTCTGGTCTTACGCGCAGCCCCAGGCCCAGGGTGTGTGACTGCACCCTGTTCTCAAACCTCATTCTGTTGTAAAGGTACTGACGTTTGCGAAACTACGATGGAACTCCCGATAGCCACCGGGCCAATCCGCTTTGCGGTACAGCGCGCGGCGGGCAATGTTCACCGCCGCGTTGTCGTCAGAATGGCCGGCATAGCCGCACGCGCCGGCGGCGCGCAGTTCTTCGTCGTTCATGGCAACCTCCTCGCCAGCCGTGCGTGCGGGCTGCTCGCCCCGCCGCTCAATACTCCCGCTCCCAGTACGCGCATTCCGTGTCGGCGCACCATTTCGCCTCGCGCGGACCATAGATCACCTTCTCGCCTGGCTCTAGCGCCGGCTTCTCGCCGGGCATCGCAGCAACCACGCGGAATTGTATCTCGCCGCGCACGACGCGCGCGGCCACGTACCAGCGCGGCTTGTTGCGCCACGCAAGCTCCAGGATGCGGCTTCTGATGCTCATGGCAGCCTCCCCCTGTACCCCATCTCTTTCACGCACCACTCCATATCCGCCTGCCGGCGGAATAGCAGGACGCGCGTCTCTTGCGTGCGTGGGTTGCTGCCCGTCACGTGGTATTGCCCGCGTGTGCCGTCCCAGCCGGCGCGGAAGTCCCCGTTCTCGTATTTCCATGATAGCTCCGGATACCGATGCCGCAACTCACGGCGCGGCGGCTCCTCTGGCAGCGTGTGCGGCTGCGGTTGTGGATATACCGCGTCCGGCATTGGCGTGTCGCGCGCAATGTAGCCGCTCATGCGCGCAGCCTCCTGCCGGCGCGTGTACACGGCATCGCGGTCCCCGCCGTCTACAAACTTGAACAGCAACCACACGCCGGCGACGGCAGCGGCGATGGGAAGGATGACAAGCTCAAACATTGTCCCCTCCCCCACCCCGCTCGTACACGCCCATCTGCTCGCCCAGCGTGCGCGGTTGCCGGCGCGCCGCCAGCGCCCGCCGGCGCAGAATGTCCAGGAATACCGCGCCAACGATGGCGACAATGCCGGCTATGCGCTCATACCATAGCGGCAGGCCGAACATGCCGGTATCGCCGGTCTCTACCTGCGCGGTGACGGCAGGCGCAGCCGCCGGCGCGGGCGTTGCCGGCGCGCACACAGGGCGCATGATGAGCGTCTGGCGCTGCGTGCTGGCGATCTCCGTAGCGACCGCCGTCGCCCACGCTGTCGGCCACGGGCACGGCGTCGGCTCCTGCGCCTCGGCGGGGCCGGCGAGGAGCGCGAGCGCGGCGGCGAGGATGACGAGGATGCACGCGGCGATAGCGGCCTGGCACCATCGTTTCGGGTACATGAATAGCCTCCTGTGAGCTATGTCCCCCACAGGAAGCATGTTACAATAGAGATGGCTTCCTGTGAGGCCAGGGTCGTCACGCGTCGGTTGCAGCCCTACGTGACGACCCGCTTCGTTTAGAAGCCCTCGAAATCGGGCAATGCCATAAATTCGTCGGGCGTCATATAAACTGCCGCCATCAAATACGGCTCATCTCCCCCGTCGAACAGCCAGTCCTCAATGTCAGATGGCAGGTCCGCGGGCGCGCAGATGTAGGCGGGGCCTTTACCGTCAGGCGCGGTGATGCGCACGTATAGTCGCTTCTCTTGTGTGTCATCCGTCATTTTCGCCCTCCGATTTCGCGATAGTTACTTGTTCAGCTTGTTCAACCTGTTTAACCTGTTCAACTTGTTTAACCTGTTCAGGGACGGTACGCACCTCGAATGGCCCGAAGGGATCGTCGGTAGGGAAGGGGAACTCTTGCGTCTCGCGCCCGAACCGCACGCGCGTCTGTTTCACCGCCTCCCCCACTGTCACGAGCAGCACCGTCTCGCGTCCCTGGCTGGTGTACAGAATGTCGGTGTCCGCGAGCAGGCTCACCGTGCGGTATATCAACGCCTGCGACGCGAACGGGTAGCGCGGGCGGAAGTAGTCGTACAGCGTGCTCCGGCTGAACCCATGCTCCGCACCATAGACAATGACCGCGCGCAGCCAGTTGCGCCATTTGCGGTACACGTCCCAACGGTCAACGTAGCCGGACGGCTCCGCGCGCGCCGGCTCCGGCCGCCAGTGGTTCACCGGGCGCACGTCCCGCATCTGCCAGGCACGTTGTAGCGTGGGCATTCCCAGAAGTGTTGCTAAGCCAAGCACGATTATGATAACCTCAACTTCCCTCAGCGCCGGGCGCGTCTCGCCAGACGAACGTGCAGGCTCCGGGCGCTCTGGGAAGTCCGGCGAGGCGCGCTGCGTTATCGAAATAGGCCCGTTCTGCGCGGCGGGCGGCGCGGTGTCGGCTGATGGGATTGTTGGCGTCGGCTCCCGCGTCCACGTCGCCGTCGCCTTCTGCGTCGGTATCGCCGTCCATGTCGGCGGCGGTGTCCATGTCGGCGGCGGTGTCCAGGTCAGGAACGGCGTCACGGTCGGGATTGGCGTCGGTGTGCGCGTCGGCAATATCGTCGGGGGCGGGATCGGTGTAGATGTCCAAGTAGATGACGCGGTGTTCGTGATCCTCGGTGCGGCTAACCCGACTGGCGGTGAACCGCGCGACGAGGCGAGGTTGAGCACCACCAGAATAGACGCGCACGATATTAAGAGGATCATGGTCAAATACACCAACCGCATCGCGAAAGCTGGTCCCGCGTTTGGCGGCCTCCTGCACGACCGGCTCCGGCGCGGCCTCCGGCTCCGGCGCGCCAAAGCGGAGAATAGCGGCGCGGTAGGCCTCACCCTGCGCGCGGCGCTGTGCTTGCGTCGGCTTCGGCTTGTCCTTCTCGGTGAGGCGCGCGAATTGTGCGTTGTGATAGCTCTTCATTGTCCCGTCCTCATTTACCCGTTTCTTCTACAATACCACAGCTTTCCGCCGGTGGCGCATCAAGACATTGAATGATAAACGCCCACGACCGCCAATGAATGGCGTTACCAAACGCCCGCCCGCTCGTCTCTGCATTCGCAACCGATAGCAGAAAGTCACCATGACAGCGCTCGTTTGCCTTGCACCAGCAGACAAGCATTTTGTCCTGTAGTTCCTCTACTCGTTTTACAAACTGCCATATGCCGTCCTGGGTGCAGTCCAGCACGTAGCGCGCAATAGCGAGGTCGCGCGTGACCGTTGTGCTGATGCGGTACGGGTTCGCCCACTTGCTGGCGCGCAGCCCGTACCGCGGCGCGGCGCGGCCAATGTACACGGCGTCCGGGTACTGGTCCGGGTTGGCGCGCCATTGCTGGACGGTAATGCGCTTAGACTTACTCATGCACCAACTCCCACAACCATCCCGCCTCCAGTGCCGCGTGCGCAGCTAGAACCAGGGCCGCCGGTCGGGTTTTGGCGCGGCCCGAAAAACGCCGTGAAGCGTAGCTTCGCTTGCCTTTTTTGCGGTTAACGACAACCGTGTAAGTCATGTAGTCGTTGCCCCATTCGTCGGTCCATTCGGGCACAACGCCGATATGCCATTTGCGCAATATTCCCAACAGTGTCGCAACGCCGGCCTCCGTAAGCAGGTCAATGGCGCTGAATTCCATGCCGATGTGCGCCACGCCGTCGCCGTGCGCGTCGCACTCCGGGCAGCGCGGCGTGTCCTCGACCAGCCACTTGTTGCCGCAACGCCCGCAGTGGTAGCGCGGCAGTTCGCGCCCCAGGCCTAACGCCTCGGCTACCCTGTGCGCTTTTGCGCGCAGTTCGTCATCAGTCATGCCTCACCCCCATAGTCCTGTCGCATCTCTTCCATCAATGCAATCGCCGCGCGCACGGCCCCAGCGTCGGTGCTGTATTCGGGACCTTCGTAGTCGGTTATCAGGCCCCGGCTGCCATCAACGGCGCCCATGCTCGGCCACCTACCCGCCTCGTTGCGGTCCTCCTCATTGGTGAACACCGATACGGTGAGCATATATTCTCCGGTCCAGAAGCGGTAGTCAACTGTCCCGCCGGCGTACCAGTGAACCTCTGCCGTCGGTTCATTAGCGCAGTGTTTCATCAACTGCTTGGCAATATTCTGAGCGTTCATCATGCCTCCTGTTTTGTGTCTAGCACCCTCCACCTCCGGAGGTTGACGGTTGCAACGCTTACCGCGTATCTGTGGCCGGAGGTGCGGCATTCTAGCACCCTCCACCTCCGGAGGTTGACGGTTGCAACAAGTTCGTCTTGGCGCGTCTCGGCAAGTCTGACGGCTCTAGCACCCTCCACCTCCGGAGGTTGACGGTTGCAACAACGCCGGCCATCCCAGACCAGCCACCGTCCATAGTGCTAGCACCCTCCACCTCCGGAGGTTGACGGTTGCAACAGCCACCGGTGGCGGTCATCGCGCCGCCGTCTCCGCCAGATATGGCGTTTCTTCGATGCCGGCAGAGTGTGTCGCGTCGCAGACCTCCAGCTGCTCCGGATTGGCAGAGATTTGCGAACTAACCACCGCGCCGCGCAATTGCGGCGTCTTACACAGCTTAGCGTTCGCCATAGCACTCTCCGCATAATAACGGAGCTTTCGGGCAAACCGTTGCTTCATGAAATCATGAAGTCTTACGCGGCTTAGCGCCCATGAGGAGTGCTCCTCCTCTCGATAGCCCAGCATGTGGTTGTAGAGTAGGCGCGACAGGCGCAACATTGCGAACAAGCGGCGCACTTGCGTTGGTGTAGGATACAGTCGGTATTTGTAGCTGCGCACCAGCATGATTATTTTCCTAAACAACAAGCCGCCCTCTGGCTGTTCGCGTCTTGCTAAGGGACGGAACGATTTGCGCCAAAGAGCGGCTTGTTACCGCGAACAAAAAATCGCTCCGTTGTCCCTTAGCAATCATTATTATAGCAGGTATCTTTGAATAGTCAATCGTCCTTTCTCGCCAACTCGCTCAGCCAGTCCAGCGGGTTCTCTGGCATCTCCGCGTCCCTCGCCGGCGCGTCGGGCACCGGCTCCGGCTCTAGCGCTTCGTTCTGCGCCACACTCACAGCAACACCATACCGTGCCGCCAATTCACCAATGCGCTCGCAGTCTTCCGGCGACGGCGGGTATTCGCGCATGACCACGCGCCAGCCGGTGGCGTCGCGACGCGCGTGGAAGAGGGTGAGCAGCCAACACAGGTCGTTCCTGCACTCCGTCTCACGCGCAACCGCCACCACCACCTCGCCGACGGTAGCTTCGTGAGCGTCGCGAGTAAGCGCGGCGTCGTATCCCATACTCTCATCTTCGAAGTCTTCTGCGTTCAGCTTACCGGCCTGAATGTCTCGCCAAACCTCCACACGTGCTTTCTGGTCTGCGTCGTCAAGCTCAATAGCTTGCTCGTGCGCAACGGTCAGGATGTGGTCAAGTAATTCGTCAATAGCGGTCATTTCGGTGTCCCTCCGTCAATCGCGGCCTTCGCCGCCTCTTCGCTCGGCTTGTCCTTCGGCCCGAACCAGTTGTCGAGTTCGGGCTGCGTCGCCTCCCCCTCCGGTGCGGGTTCGGCGCTGGTGAACATATCCACCTGCCCGCGCTGCTTCGCCGCGACCGTCAGGATGCGCTCAGCTTCTTGCCGTGCCAGTTCGCCGTCCTTCTCAATCCAGTCCAACAGCGCCTGTACCTGTCCGGCATTCAGCGTCTTGCTGCTGTCGGCGCCAAACAGCGCCAGCATCAGTTCGTGGCGTTTGCGTGTGGCGTTATCGTCGCCGCCCAGTAGCTTTTCCAGGTTGCCCACGAGCAGGCCGCGCTTGCCGTCAGAGGCAGCGCCCTTGCCCTTCTTCGCTTTCATTTGCAGGTATGCGGCGGCGAGATCGCCGGACCACGGGCGCGCGGTCGTCTTGGCGTGTTCCATAAGCTGCATGTCATCCATGTCCGCATAGCCGGAGGTCGTTGGTTTGCCGTTGCCGTTCTGTTGCTCCGGCTCTTCGTCAACAACTTCGCCCTCGACCAGTTTCCAGCTATGATCGTAGCCGTCGGGGTCGTCGATGGCCTCCTCCGCCTCTAATTGCACCTCGCCGGAAGGCAGCGCCTCCCGCGCGTGCGCCGTCGGCGCGGTCAGCGACAGCGCGCTCCGGTACTGCATCTCGGTGATGACGCGCGTCCATTCCTCATCCGGGATCAGCGTCATCAGCGCGTGGTCGCTCTGTTTGCGCTCCGTCGGCGCGCCGTTGCGGTCGGTGGCGACGTAGCTCATGGTCTCCGGGACGCGCACCAGCCGGAACGGGATGCCGGGAAGCGCCATGCCATTGTCGGCGGCCCAGCGCGCGTACTGCGCCACCTGTTCGCTGAGGCGGTCGTAGGTCACGCCGGAGTGGGTGCGAATCTGGTAGTAGCGCAGGTCGTCGGCGACGAGGTGTACCATGTCGTTCGGGTCGCGCACCAGGATACGAAACACGCCGGACAGCCGGCATTCGTTGCACCGCGCGTACAGGCGCGTCTCGCCGCCGCCGGAGCATGGCACCTGCGCGCCGTCGCCGAAGCTCCACTCGTTATCGCGGTGCGCCTTGACCGCGAAGCCGTCCTCGATGAGCAGCGTAAGGCCGTTGTTGCTCCAGGCGCGGTCGATGAACTCACCGTTGCCGCGACAGTAGCAGCCGCCGGCCTGCCACCATTCGTAATTGGCGTCGAAATTCTTGGCGGGGTCGCCGAACGGCAGGTACACGAGCAGTTCTGTCGGGCCGGAGCCGTGCACGTCTTTCGCGGCCTTGTAGCCGGCGTAGGCCTCGGCGACGGCGGGTGCGTCGTTAAGCACGAAGTATTCCACGTCAACCGGGCGCGTCATGGGCGTCCCGTATTTCGTGGTGCGCTGCTTGCCGTCTTTGTCGAATACGGGCACTTTGTGGCCGAGGCGGATGATCCCGGCGCGGCTCAGTCCCACATTGCGGGAAGTTCGGTCTTTGATCGGCATCTCTCTCCCTCCTGTCGTTTGCCGCCACAAGATACGGAAGTGGTCGGCGTCCAATGTTTCACGTGACTGGCGGTGCGCCTGGGCGCGGCGCGTGATAACGCTTGCGCCGACTTGAATGACGCCACAGGCGCACCGGTACGAGCCGTCGCCATTGTGCCGCAGGCTTTCGCCGCACGTCACGCAGACCCAATCGCGCTGTACTGCCATAGGATCGACCAGCTTGCGGTCAATCTCCAGGTGGCGGCGCTGCATCGGGCCGCGCTCGGCAATGGCGTCGGTGACGGTAGGCATTACAACTCACCTACGTAAATCGGATGCCGCGCGCCGCGCCAGTACGGGACGCCCATGCGCGCGACAAGCTCATCCGCGATCTGCGCCCGCGCCGGCGCGGTGTTGCCCTCGGCGTCGGCTTTAAACTCCGTCGCCGTCATGGACTGCGCGACATACTCCCACGCCGTCGCGTGACCGCAGTGCGGGTTGAGGCAGACCCAGGCGCGGTAGCCGGTGCGGTCGTATGCCGCCGTCTCGCCGCACTCCGGGCATTCGATGGCGAGGGGCAATTCACCCGCCTCCACGCTGCGGTCGATAATGGCGGCGAGGATCGGGACGCGCACGAGCGCGCCGGCGCGCAGTTCGGCGACCACGAGCCGCCAGAAGTCGAGGCGGTCCCGTCCATATTTGGTTTTGCCCGCTTCGGCGCAGAGATGCACCCATGTATCGGTGCGTTCTTCGCGCGTGCGGGCCACGAGGCACAGCCAGTCGTAAGCCTCAAGGGAGAAGTCGTCGATGAGGACTTGGAGGCGCAGCGCTTCGGCGGTCATGTCGGTTTTAGGTAGTGCAACCATCGGTATCTCCTCTCCGCTATCTGGCAGGCGAAAGATCGATGAGTCTGTTCAGGGTGTTGTCGATGTCATTCAGGCGCTTCGCGATTTGTTCCAGCGCCTTCGCCTGACGCTCGGCGGCTTCGACCAGCCGGCGCTCGCGGTCGGCGCGCTCGGCTTCGACTTCGTACTGCTCGCGTAGTTCATCGTACTTTCTTTCGACGTTCATTGTCCTATCTCCTCTACAGTCCCGGCACGCCGAACTTAACCGACGCGCCGTATGCGGCGAGCGTGCAGAGCGCAGTGCCGCCGAGCATGACGGCGACGATCACGAGCAGTACAACCCATTCGCCACGGGTTTTAGGCATTGTCCCTCTCCTTCGCCAGCGCCGCGCGCTTCTCCAGGCATGACACGCCTTGCACGCCAAACTCGCCGTTCTGTTCGCGCGCCACTTTTTCGAGCAGCGATAGAAGCGCGTCGGTGGCCGTTCTGCCTTTCGCGTATATCTCGCGCACGCTCTCACCGTGCTCTTGGCGGAAGTCAGCGTAGGCAAGCCAGTCCGTTTTTTCGACGCAAACCTTCGCGTTCAGCGTCACCCCGAACACGGGCCGGCCAGAGCCGCTGTACATGTCGCCGATGCGTTCCATAAGTTCCTCAATGGTCATCGCTCTCCCCCTCCCCGGCTTCTGCCAGCTTCTCTTCCAACCACGTCACGCGGCGGCGCAACTCGACGAACGTCTGGCGCATCGTGCTCAGCGCCATCTCGTTCGCCGTCGCGCGTTCAATGAGGTCACTCATCACGCGGAAGGCCGCGTCCAAGCGCCATTCCTCAACCGGCTTCGGCGTGGCGTGCCAGCGCATCGCTTCGGCCTGGGTGTCGCGGTAGGTGACAGGGTTCTCAGGCATCGCGGTTCCTCCCGTTCGGGTAAATGATGTAGTCGTCGCCCTCGGTGAGTTCGCCCACGCTGCCCAGCGCGTACACCTGCCAGGCCGCGTTCAGGCGCGGGAACTCGACAACGCCCTCCCCGTTCCACTTGCGGGCGCGGATGAGGGCGACGGCGATAAGGCGCGCTCGCTCGGTGTCGGGGATGGTCACGGGGCGGTTCTCGTAGACGGTCATGCTACGCCTCCGCAATCGTCTTCGGCGCGCGTGTTTCTTCGAGCCACAGTAGCGCATCGGCGACATAGGCAGGGACTGCCTGCGGGCCGTCGGCGTCCATAATGTAGTGCGTGCCTTTATAGTCAAATTCCACGTGCGCACTGCCTTTTCTAATTTCAATACGGCAAAGTTCGCACGCCTTGATGACGGGAAACCCGCGATAGTGATTGCCAAGCCCGGCGAAAGTTCCTACCGGATCAGGGTCGGGGCCGAATGGTTGCCAGGCCCATGTTGCCTCTTCCGTTTTGCAGATTGCGCACTTAGTCATCTCACGCCTCCGCATTCACGGCGTCGTAGGCCGCTTGGAGCCGCGCCAGCGTGTCGCACAGCGTGGCGTACTCCGCGCTGCTGGCCTGGCCGCTCTCGACCAGACGCGCCAGCCGTGCGGTGTCGCGCTCGATGCGTCGCAGCCACCGGTCGCTGTAGAAAGGGTCGTATTCACGCTCTGTGCGGTTCTTCTCGGACATGGCTACGCCTCCGCTGCCTGTCGCATGGCCTCGCGAACGCCGGCGGGCACGCGGTACATGATGTAACCGCTCGGCTCGCGCTCAAGCGCCTGCCCCTGCGTCTTGGAGTAGACGCGCCACAGCGCCTGCAACCAGGCATTGCCGGAATTGCTGCGTTCGGTGGCGTAGTCGCGCGGGCTGATGAATTCATCCGGGCGGTCGGCGGTGAGGGCCGCGAATTCCTCCAGCGCCTCGTATTCGCGCCGGGTGAGGCGGTCTGCGAAGAGGGGTTTGTTCTTCTTGGACATAGAACGCTCCTATTGACCTAGGCCGCGAGCTATGTCATAATGGGGATAGCCCGCGACTACCGAACGTAGGGCTGGGGCGCGCCGCTGGTCTGCTAAACTGACGGCGCGCCTTCGCTTTTACAGTATACTACGACTTTGCAATGTAGTGCGGCTCCCGGCAGTGATAGCACTGCGCCTTCTCGCGTGCAGCCTCAACCGCGCGCAGGACGCCGGCGGGTGGTTTCTTGTCCCACTCGCCGCGCGAGTAGGTATAGAGCGTCCGCGTTTCGGCTTCCTTGCCGTTGATGCTGACGATCTGGTCAACCATGATTTCGAAGTCGTAGCGATGATGGTCCGCATCGACTACGAGGTCGCCAGGCTCCACCGCGATCAGCGCGTGGCGTTCGCCGGCGAGGGTGCCGCGCGTGCGCACGTAGACGGCAGATTTCGGGCTACCGTCGGCACGCGCGATGATGGTAGCGTTGCCCGTGTTGGACATTCCGCCACCCGCCTCCCACATTGCGGGGAGGCCACTCTTCGTTCGCTCAACATATTTCGTGGGCATGATAGTCTCCTTTCGTGCCCGTGACCGGATTTTACGAAGCGGCGCGAGCCGCCTCTTTTAGCGCCAAGATTTCTTTTGTGTGTAGTCGTACATGGCACTTCCGACAAAGCGGGATGACATCAAGGTGGTGTGCCTCATCGTAGCCCCTGTGGTGATGATAGTCATACGCCGGCTTGCCACACATTGCGCATTTCAACGCCTGGGCCTTGGGTAGATCGCCGTGCCTGATTGCATCTTGCACTGCTTTACCCGCCACATATTCAAGTTTCCGGCGCTTTCTTATACAGTCATTGCAGCGAATGCGCGTCACGCTTATCGGCCAGAAACCATCAAGATTTGCGGGCGTCAGTTCTATTCCACAATCAACACAGCGATCCGGCTTTGTCATTGATGCCTCCGTACTTGACTACATTCTAGCAGAAATACGTTTCTCTGTCAACTACTTAGTTGACAAATCGGCGGAAGTCTCTATAATGGATTTAACCATGCGCGAGAGGAGGTGACGGTCCATAGTGCGATACCAGACACACTTTGCTACTCTCCTGGGCAAGCGTCTGCCGAAGTACGCCCGCATCGACTGGGAACAGTTGTCGCGGGAAATTGGCGTCAGTGACCGAACGCTGCGCACGTGGTATGAGGCGCAGGTTGGTTCCAAGTTCTACCTGAGTGACTATCGCCGGACCACCGCCGACAAGATCATGGATTTTCTCGGACTAGAGGACATCAACGATCTTGTGGTGCGCGTGGACGGCAATGTCCCCATGACGGCCCAGGAGAGGAACGTCCTGATAAGGGCGTAAACAAATAGCCCCCACCGAAGTGAGGGCCATTTGTGTGTCTGGTTTCTGTGCTATAATGTCACCAGACCGCATGTTCTAGAGCTAAACACTATCCACTCGCCAAAGTCGTTAGTGCCTAGCTCGCGTCCCCGCCCTGGCGCTCTATGCGCTCCAACCCTGGTAGTCGCGGCGCTCCTGCGTCGGGGCGGGGGCAGCACCTTTCCAACTAAATATAGCATAGCGAGTGTAGAACGTTAATAACAGCATATGATGATTTTCGCGAACGCTCGGTGAACGTTCGGTATGAGACTAAAAACGTATGAACGTATGTCAGGCGCACATAGAGCGTTTGTGAAGAATATGAAGGCAACCGGGGCGCTTTACGCGGGCCATGCCGGGGGGCGTTGTGCATTTACGTCCTGACTCCTTGACCCGCGTCGCTAGCCCGGCATAGAGGCGACGCCCCCGGTGGTTCATATCTCCTCCTCCTGGCAGCGGGTGGGGCGGCAACCGGGCCGCAAGGCGGGCTGCACCGCCCCACCCCGGAGGGGGCAATATAGGCATGACGTGTGGTTACGGTGGCACGTACCATTCAGCGACCCCGCAGCCGGGGCGGGGCAAACCGACGGGCGCACCCGGACCAACCGCAAATGGCGGGGCTGACGCTCCAGACGGAGCATGTGAGCGCCCAGGACTTTTACAACAACATAGGCAACAACGGGCGCGCGGCGTGGAAGGACACGCTATGGCCGCGAGGCCTTAACGACTGAGCCGGCATCGTTGGTCGTAAGTCCCGTCGGTAGCGCGGCGGGATGAGTGACGGCGGTACGCTCCGCCGCACGTTTGCCGGCAATCGGGTATCAAGCCCCGCCGCGCCCGTTTTGCAGCCGCCCCCGGCGCGCATACATGCGTCAACTGTCACACGCTTTTTAACCTGTTGTCGGGGGCGGCAACTTAACATGAGCGGTTAGTACCAGCGTGCGCACGGCGCACGCCAGGGCACGCACCCCCTGAACCGGATCGCGTCATGACCGGTCCGGTTCAGGGACTTTAACACAGGCTGGAACGCTTCGCCTTTGCCGAGGGACGGCAACCGCTCTCCCTGCCGCGAAAGTCGGCTCCATGCCGTGCGCGCGGAAGCGCCGGTCCACTGGCGCTGTTCCTCTAGCCGCCCACCGACGCGGCAATGAGTATGGTACGCGGCGCACACCACGTCGCGGCCCGGTTCGACTCCGGGAACAGCGCATGTGCCTGAGTGCGATAGGAGTATGACGTGTCCAAGAAGAAGACCGGCGTTACGACCCCCGCAATGGTTACGTGCCCCTGGTGCGGCATGAAGGTCGGCGCGAACAAGTTGGATATTCACGTCGCCAAGAAGCATCCGGCGAGGGTGCGCCAGTGAGCGCCCGCGTCGCAACACCCACGAAGACGAAGCAGCCCGAAGCGCAGGCGCGGTGCCCGTTGTGCGGCTTCACGACCGGCTGGGTGCCTTATGCGCAGCGCAATACGCTGCGGCGCACGTGCCCCAACGCGCAGTGCCGGGGGCACGAGTTGACGGTGTTCGGGCGGAACCTGGAGGCGGGGGCGTGAACGAAGCGCCAGGCGCAGCGCGTTCATGCCATACGCCGCGCGCGGCAACGGCTCGGCGCGCGGTGGAGCGAGGAAGACCTGCGGCGCATTGCGCACCTCGTGACGCGCAACGAGAGCCGGCTGGTGCGACGCGAGAGCAACCGCATCAGCATCCGCGAGGTGGAGTACGCCGGCCTGCGCTTCTGCATCGCGTGGGATCACAGCCGGCGGCAGGTGGCGACGGTATTGCCGGTGGAGGCGGGGACGTGAACGGAGACAATAAAATGACGCGCGTGAAATTCGTGACTGAACTGAACGGATTGCTTGATGTATTCAAGGCGGGGGCGATCTTCGTCTATGCGCTGGCGATCTCGCAGGGCGTGGACAGCGCCGACGCGCTGACAGCGCTCTTCCTGATATGGGTGACGGCAGACTTGGCGCAAACGCTGTGCGACCGGTACGCGAGGCGGGCGGCGTGACGCGCTTGCGCTACCGTTTCCTGCGCGCCGCCTACTGGCTATTGCTGTACGCCGGTGACGTTGCGAACCGGTTATGGCTATGGTTCGAGGCCCGCGCCGATGGCGTATTCGGCGTCATGCTCGACATGGACGGCAACGAACTGAACAGCGACAGTTGGTCGGCGCGGGAATGGCATAGGAGACTATAGCGTGACACCCACCCATTGCCCCAACTGCGGCCACGACCCGGACAGTATCGAGGCGGCGCGCGACGGCTACTACTGTCGCCACTGCGGGCACGTGTGGCTGCACGAACCCTGCGCGCTGGAGCGTGACCTGCGCGCCAACGCCATGCAGCGCCACGCCGACGCGGCGCGGGAAGAGGCGGCGACGCCGATGACGGAGGGACGGGCGTGACACTTGACGCCTACGCACTCGGTGCGATCCTGCGCAAGCGGCGCGAGGCGCTGGGCCTGTCGCGCGACGCGGTAGTGAACCGCGCCAATGGTGAGGTATGCGCGACGACGATCCATGAAGTGGAACATGGCAGAGCGCCACAATTGACGACGCTGGCGGTGATATGCGCGGCGCTGAATATGACGCTGGCGGAGTTGTTTGCGGAGGCGGGGGCATGACGACGCGGGGGCGGTTGCGTGGAACGGACGATGATGTGTATGACATCATTCTGGCCGATCCGCCCACGCGCTTCGAGACGCGCAGCGACCGGGGCAAGGGGCGCTCACCGGAGCGCCACTACCCGGTTATGTCCACTGAGGCGCTGTGCCGGCTCCCGGTGGCGGGCCTGGCGGCGGACAACGCCGCGCTCTTCTACTGGACCACCCGCCCCCTGCTGCTGGGCGCGCCGGGGAGCCTGAGCGCGCCGCAGCAGGTGATCGAGGCCTGGGGCTTTCGCTACGCCACGGTAGCCTGGACCTGGGTCAAGACGCAGCGCAGCGGGGCGGGCCTACACATGGGCCTGGGCTACTACACCCGCGCGAACGCCGAGTTCTGCCTGCTGGCGGTGCGCGGGCGGATGCCGGTGGCGGCGCACGACGTTCTGGACGTGATCCTCGCGCCGGTGCGCGAGCACAGCCGCAAGCCTGACGCGCAATACGCCCTGATCGACCGCCTCTATCCCAACACGCGCCGGCTGGAGCTTTTCGCGCGGCGGCGTTGGCCGGGCTGGGATGTGTGGGGTAATGAGATTGCGTGCGATGTTGTGTTGGAGGCGGGCGCGGTGCAGGAGGAGTTGGGGCTGTGACGCGGTTGACGCCACTCGTGCTCTCCCTGTTCCCCGGCGCGGACCTCTTCGGGCGCGCGTTCGAGGCGGAGGGCTTCTGCGTGGTGCGCGGGCCGGACGTGCTGTGGGGCGGCGACGTGCGCGACTTCCGCGCACCGCCGGGCCGCTTCGACGGCATTATCGGCGGGCCGCCCTGCCAGACGTTTAGCAGCGCCGCGTTTACGGGCACCGGCGCGGTGAACCTGATACCCGAATTCCTGCGCATTGTCGAAGAGGCACAGCCGACATGGGCGGTGATGGAGAACGTGCCCGGTGTGGAGGCGCACGCGCCGGCATGGGAGTACACGCGCCTGTCCGACTGGGACTGCGGCGGCAACACGCAGCGCACGCGCCTGTTCTACTTTTACGGCCTGCCGCCTGCGCCCGCACCGGAAGCGCGACCGGGGCGGGGCGAATATTCCGTCATTGCGACGAACTGGAAGCGGCGCACACCGCGCCAGCGCTTCGTTGGGCACGAGGAACTGAGCGCGCAGGACGCGGCGCGGCTCCAGGGCTTCCCGGAATTCGCCAATGACATGCGCGCCGCGTGGCCGGCGGAACTGTCGCGGCGGGCGCACCAGGTCATGTGCGTGCACCTGCTCGGCAACGGCGTCCCGCTGGCAATGGGGCGCTATGTGGCGCAGCACGTGCGCGCGTGCCTGGAGGGGCGGTACTCGCCGGTGGCGGGGCTGCCGCTGTTTACGGAGGCGGGGCTGTGACGCGGTTGACGACGCACGGATGTTCGAGTATAATGGGGGGACAACTGAACAGTGAGCGCCAGCGGTTCGGACCCGCCGGCGCTCCAGACATCACCGTGACGGGACTAGCGACCACGGCAATGCCCAAAAGAGAGCATACCACAGCCGCTATTCCCGTACAAGGAAAAGGCGGCTTTTTGTGTCTAGGAAACGCACATTGACGGCAGTTCTGGTCCAGCAACACGAAACGCGCCTCGGCATTGCGCAGCGCCGACAGGACCGCGCCGGCGACGCGCTGGCGGAAGCGACGACTGAGAAGTACCGCGCCATGCCCTACGAGCAGTACCTGCGCACGGTGCACTGGCGCGCGTTCCGGGCGCGTATTCTAAAGGACCGCGATCGCACCTGCGAGGAATGTGGCGAGCGGTATGGACTTATTGACGTGCACCACCTTACCTATGAAAACCTCGGCTGCGAACGTGACCGCGACGTGGTTGTGCTGTGCCGGGAGTGCCACGAGAAGGAGCACGGGAATGGAACCGCTTAGCTTTTATCTCGCGGGGAAGATTGCCAAGAATGATTGGCGACACAAGATTGTGCGCGGCCTGGGTGAACAATTCATCGGTTCCTGTGGCTCCAATGCGATCACTACCTATAACGTGCGCTCAAAGAGCGCAGATGAAGATGTTATGACACTGCAATGGAGACCCCTACGATACGCCATCGCAGATCAGCATCATTATGTAGGCCCGTTCTTTGTCTCCGACGATCATGGGTGCTTTCATGGTTCCAACTCTCATGGCTTTATCTGCACGTATGACGCCGAATATTCGCCCTATCGCGATGGTATCAATTCCGAAACTGGCGAGGCGCTCCAGTATCCTAACGAAAGTTACAATCCAGAATTTAGGACTTCATTGCAATCGTCTATTGTCAGGCGATGCTTGGCGGCCATTCGAGATTGTGACGTGTTCTACGCGTGGCTAGATGATCCCTCTGCATTCGGGACGCTGGCAGAAATAGGATACGCGCGCAGCTTCGATAAATTTGTCATCATTGCCGGCCCACAGGTATATGATGACCTCTGGTTTGTCTACCGAATGGCGTCACGGCTGATCTTTGACTTCTCTGATCCCACTGAAGCCCTGATGCGTGTCGTTCGCAATTATGAAACTACCAATGAGGCCCTAAGCAGAACAGAATCGCCCATCGAAGAAATGTTCTATTTGGCCGCGCTTCGAACCGGACTCACCGTTGATCCACAATATTCTGTGGGTTCTTACCGCATTGACTTTGCCATTCCCGAACGGTTTATAGCCATCGAGCTAGACGGTCACGACTATCACAAAACCAAAGAGCAGCGCACGAACGACGCACAACGCGAGCGCTACTTGCAGGAAAATGGATGGACAGTAATCCGGTTCACCGGCTCCGAAGTGTACAAGGATGCCAGCGGCTGCGTGGATCAGGTACTACGGATACTAGAGCGCCTAAACGGACACACACATGAGCAACACGGATGAGGTCGCAGAACATGGCACACTGAAGAGCGGTGATCCCTGGAAGGCGTCGGTATCTGTCGCGTGCATTAGGGATACGACACTCTCACAAGGCGCACGGCTTTTGTATGCCAATATTTGCGGATACATGAACTCAGAACAGGCAGCCTGGCCAGGCATGACACGCCTCGCCAAAGATATAGGGCTTAGCCGGCGCACGATCATTCGGCTCATCAAGGAGCTAGAATGCGCGGGCTACGTTGACATCGAGCGCCGCTATGATCCTGCTACGCGCCGTTACGATTCCAATGTCTATACGGTATGGAATGAGCCTCGAAAGCGTGACACCCATGACACTAGTGTCACCCATGACACTACCCCTAGTGTCACCCATGACACTACCCCTAGTGTCACCGGTGTCACAAGAACTATCCCATCTGAACCAACCCATAATAACGACACCATAGGCGCGGAGCGCGCAAATGGCGACGCGCGCGCACCGTCGTCGTCGAATTCGGACTATCAGAAGATTCTCCTCATGCGCGGCTTCGGTCTCGACTGGGGTACGAAGGCGCAAGACATCGTCGCTACCGAATACCCTAACTGGTTCTTGATGGGCTGGTGGCTTAAGACGGTTGCGGACAATGCCGCCGGTAAGGTGCCCGACGACGCCATGACGGGGCACTTTATCCGGCAGGTCGAGTCGCGCGTGCCACCACCCAACAAATACGCGCCGCTCGCCCAACTCTCGCCCGACGCCTGGGCCGAACTGGTCAACTGCGCGCGGGCGGTGCACGCGCGCACGCTCTGCGACGGGCAGCCCTACGAGCCGCCGACGCATTACCTGTCCGAGCTGGCGCGGGCGCAGTGGCCGCTCTTCGCGCGGCTGTTCACCACCGGCGAGGCGCGCGCCTCGCCGCAGCGCCACTACGCGCTACAGAACGCAGAGTTGTTGTGGGTGCTGGCGAAGGACGCATTCGCGGTTGAGACTGACGACTGGCTAGCCGAAAAGAGGGCACAACATGAGCCGGCAGAACGGGAAACAAGCTGACATTGCGGTGATCGCGCCCAACTCCGTCGAGGCGGAAGAGGCGCTCCTGGGCGCGGTGCTCATCAACCCGGAGGCCTACGTGTGGGTACACGGGCTGGTCGAGGTCGCTGACTTTTTCATCGTGCGCCACGGCTGGATTTGGGATGCCATCGCACGCCTGCACGCGCGCCGGGAGGCCATCGACAACCTCACGGTTGCGGAAGAACTCCGGCGCGTGGGCCAACTCGAAGAGGCGGGCGGGCCGGCGTATCTCACGCGCCTGATCACGCTCACGCCAACCAGCATCCACGCCGACGCCTACGCGCAAGTGGTGGCGCGCGCCGCGTTGCGCCGCCGGCTGCTCGCCTACGCCGGCGAGGTAGCGAAGCTGGCGCACGACGAGGCACTGGAGACGCCCGTGCTCATGGAGCGCGTCTACCAGGACATGCTCACCCTCGACGATGCGCGCGCCGCCGGCGGCGGCCTGCAACCATTTCGCCGCGCGCTCGACAACCTGTACGCGCAACTGGAGACGCGCTATGCCGCGCCGGAGCGGACGCACAACTTCGCCACCGGCTTTACCGACCTCGACAAGCACCTGGGTGGCGTGGAGCCAGACGAGTTCGTGCTGATCGCGGCCCGGCCTGGTGTGGGCAAGAGCATCATGCTCATGAACATCGCGGAGCACGCGGTGCGCACCGGCAAGGTTGTCGCGCTCTTCTCGCTGGAGATGGCCGACATCCAACTGGCGCGGCGCGCGCTCTCCGGCGCGTCGGGCGTCAACTCGCACGGCCTGCGCACCGGGCGCGTCACGGCAGACGAGTACACGCGCGCAATGGGCGGATTGACGCGGCTCAATGACGAACTTGGCGACAACCTGTACATCGACCACCGGGGCGGGCTGACGCCGGCGCAGATACGCGCCGAGGCGCTCCGGCTCCGGGCGCTGCGCGGGCGCGTGGACGCGGTGCTGATCGACTATACCCAACTCATCAAGGTATTGGACCGCAACAAGCGGTACGAAGAAGTCACCGCCATCAGCATCGCAATGAAGGCGCTGGCGCGCGAGATGAACTGCCCGGTGATCGCCGCCGCGCAATTGTCGCGTGCGCTGGAGCAACGCGGCGAGAAGCGCCCGCAACTGTCGGACCTGCGCGACAGCGGGCAGTTAGAGCAGGACGCCGACATTGTGCTGGGCCTGTATCTCGACGCGATGTACGACCGGGACACGGCAGACGTGAACGTGCTAGAGGTCATCGTGCTCAAGTTTCGCAACGGGCCGACGGGCACAGTTAAGCTGTTCTTTGACCGTAACGCGATGCGCTTCCGCGACCTGGAGACGCGCCGCGTGGATTTGGCGACGCTGTGAACGAAAGGAGCGAACCGTGAAAAAACTCAGGAGCGACCTACGCTGGTTCTGGCGCGACTGGCAAGAGAACCGGCTACCCCGCTGTCCCGATTGCCGGGGCGGGGGCTGGCACGATTACATTGAGCAGGACGGCTTCGGCCCGCGTCACGTCATGTCTGAGTGCGAAACGTGCGCGGGTACCGGGCGTATTGCGTGGTGGCGCTGGCTTTGGCGCGGCGTCATGACGGCGCTCTATCGCTTGCGTCATACATGGGACAGGTATGAGAAGGCACCGCATGACGTGGAGTATTGGGTTTAACGACGCTGCCGACGCTGTGACCGCCACGCAGGACGACGTGAACGCGGCGGCGGCGCGGGAATTCCGGGACTAGGCGGTGGGAGCCGCGAGAGGAGCGTGAGGTGAGCGAGCCTACCGAACTCGAGGCGCGCACCGGCAGCGCCGCTGACTGGCAGACGCTGGCCGACATCTTCAGCCGGCTATGCGGCGTGGCGCTGCAACCCGCCGGCGCGCCTGACGACGCGCCGGTGCTGTACGCGGAGCCGGACGAGGAAAACGAGCGCCACGCCATCGAGATACGCATTCCCGCGCGTGGCATTGAGGTGCGCATTGAGCCGCAACTGAGCGTCACGCCGCGCGGCGTCAGGCCGGTGTTGCGCGTGTGGGCGCTGGTGGGGGCGAAGACGTGAGCGACGCCGCCACCCTCACCATCGTCCCGGTAGTCGTTGCCCCCACCCTCATCTACGCGCGCCGCCGCACCATCTGCGACTGTTGCGGCAACGTGCGCAAGTGGCACATCTACCGCGACGCCGTGCCGCAGTGCCGCCACGCGCCGGCGCTCGACGAGGCGGCGCAGGTGTGCGCGGAACGCCCGGAGCGCGTGTGCCGGTACTGCGCGCGGGCGGTGGAAGCGGAGGCGAATCTAAAACCGTCACAGGAGGACACGAATCATGACGACTAAACAACGCGGCACCGGCATTCACGCCACACACGCCGGCGACTTCGGCGCGCAGGTGACGGAGCTTGCGCAGCGCCTGTTTCGCGAGCACGGCCTGTGGGCGGACCTCATCGTGCTCAACCCGCACGACGCACGCGGCGTCACCGCGCCCGCCGGTTACACGCTGCGCCGCGACCCGCAGCAGCCGCGCGGCACGGTGTGGGTCGGCATGGTGGAGCGGGAGACGCCCAGGCCGGTGACGGACCTGCCGGCGGGGGCAAGTTGGCGGGCGCAGAGTATACGGACGCGCTAACATATTAGACGGGCACATTTTTGACCGCCAAGGGCGGACGGGAGCCAACGATGGGACCATTTCTATTGCTCGGCTTTGTCACAGGGGTCATTGTGGTCGTGCTTTTTGTAGACGACTCAGAGGCAAAGATTCGCGCCATGATTTTTCTGTCCGGCCTGATGGTGGGCGTTCTCGGCGCTCGCAATTGGCCGACCTCAAAGGAAGATAAAGAAAAACATTGATGTCTCTAGAGAAAACGGACACGAACGCCGGGGAAAAGCCATGAGAATTCTCGTCGCCGGCGCGGGCGGCTTCATCGGCCACCATCTCGTCGCGCGCCTCAAGGCCGCCGGCCACTGGGTGCGCGGCGCGGACCTCAAGCGTCCGGAGTTTGCGCCCACGGCGGCGGATGAATTCAAGCTCCTGGACCTGCGCGACTACGGCAATTGTTGTGAGGCGGTGCGCGGCGTTGAGTGGGTATTTCAACTCGCCGCCGACATGGGCGGGGCGGGCTTCGTCTTTACCGGCGACAACGACGCCGCCATCATCCGCAATAACACACTCATCAATGCCAACATGATCGAGGCCGCATCCGCCAGTTACGTGCTGCGCTACCTCTTCACGTCCAGCGCGTGCGTGTACCCGCAGTACCGCCAGTCCGACGCCGACAGCGCGCCGCTGCGCGAGGCCGACGCCTACCCCGCGCTGCCGGACAGCGTATACGGCTGGGAGAAGTTGGACGCGGAGCACATGTGCGCGGCGTACCGGCGCAACGCCGGCCTGGAGACGCGCGTGGCGCGGCTGCATAACGTGTATGGACCACTGGGGGCATGGACCGGCGGGCGCGAGAAAGCGCCGGCGGCGCTGTGCCGCAAGGTAGCGGAGGCGAAGTTACACGGCGCGGACCACATCGACATCTGGGGCGACGGCCAGCAGGTGCGCTCGTTCCTGTACGTCAATGATGCGGTTGAGGGGTTGCTGCGTTTGATGGAGAGCGACCACACGACGCCGCTCAACCTGGGCAGCGACCGCGCGGTGAGCATCGACGAACTGGCGCGCCTCATCATGGACGCCGCCGGGGTGACGCTGGTGCTCAACCACACGCCGGGGCCGGAGGGCGTGCGCACGCGCAACGCCGACATCAGCCGCGCCCGCGCCGTGCTGGGCTGGGAGCCGCGCGTGAGTTTGGAGGATGGTATCGCGCACACGTATGCGTGGATCGCGGCACAGGTTGCGGAGGCGCGCATCATGCCATGAACAGCCGCACCGCCCACAGGCCGCCGACGACCGCCACCATGAGCGCGGTGTTGTCACACACGCCCAGCAGCGCGCCGACCCAGCTATGCATCAGCACGTGCGGAGCCAGCAACGGCGAGGCGACGCACGCGAGTCGTTCGCTGCGCCTCTGTAGCGCCAGCACCGCCAGCCCCAGGCCGAACGGGACGCCGATGGGCCAGAGCGACGTCCAGTACGTGTCGTGTGTCAGATCCGACGCGGCAGCGGGCCAGAAGCCGAAGAGGGCGAACGACGCGAGTGTCGCCAGCGTCACCGGCCATAGCAGCCGCCGCAGTCCACGCAGGCGATCCGCGTGCCACGCCTCCAGCGCCCAGACGATGGCGACGAAGCCCACCGTCTGCGGCTTCATGAGCACAAAGAACAGCCCCCAGCGCGGGGGCAGCAATAGGCCGCACAGGACCAGCCAGTCAATGTTCTGTGTGGCGAGGCCGGCAATGGCCGGCGGGGAGAGCACGAAGAGCGCACCCGCGAGACGCGACGCGCCGTATCGGCGCGGCAGGTACACGAATGCCGTGAGCGCGCCAAGGAGAAACACCATGCGGCTGATGTCGAAGGGCAGCACCGCCAGCGGCGCAAGCAGCAGCGCTGTCCACGGTGGCGAGTAGAATCCGTCCACAGTGTATGGCGACGCGCCGCGCAAGAGCGCGAGGCTCGCAGGGCGGAAGTAGTCACGCCAGTCGATGCCGCCCCAGGGCAGCACGCGCATGTACACGACGAGCAGGAACGCAAGCGCGAGAATGAGCACGAGCAGCGTGGGGCGCACGGTGACGCGACGTTGTACGATGTCCATGCCGCCAGTGTAGGGCATGGGGGCAGCGCCGTCAATGCAACATGCGTTCTATGCTCCCGCGCGCGGCGTTGACATAACAGAGAGGACACTGTAAACTTATGGACAAGAGCGCTATCGCCCCGACCAACGACCTGCCGGCGCTGGGCCGGATCAACCCGGACTTGCTGCGCCAGTGGATCGAGCGCATGAACGAAGTGCTCAGCATCGGGCATGGCCGGGTGACGGTGGTTGTGCAGGGCGGCAGGAGTCTCTTGCAGCCTACGCCGTCCATCGGGCCGTTTGACCCGGTAGAGGTCGAGGACGAGGCGCAGTAGCACCGCTGTCTGACGAGGCAATCCCGCAGGCGCGGCTTCTCGCAAGGGAGTCGCGTCTTTGTTTTTAGGGATGACATGGACGAATCTCAGATATACGAAGCGCAGCTAACCGACTTCACGCCCGACCCGCACAACGCCAACCGGGGGACGGAGCGGGGATTATTTCAACCAGCGCCAGCTTTTTCGCCGGGCAATATCACTTATGGTTTGTTGGGTAACGCCAAATTCTTGCGCAAGGATATATTGCGACACACCGCGTGCGCAATTGGCGCGAATTTTAAGAACATCGTCTTGAGTAAGTTTCGATTGCCCATTATCAGAACCACGGACGTTGTTGCGCGGAGGATTCTTGCTTGTGCCATGCCATACGCTATCTTGGTGATTTTCAGCGTGGGTACCCCAACAAAGGTTATCAATATTATTGTTTTCAGGGTTACCATCCAGGTGGCGCGCCTCAAGTCCAGGTGGCTGCGATTTTACAAAGGTTTCCAGAACCAACCTATGCACATATACCATTCGATTATTGATGCTAACCATCGGATAGCCATATTTAGATTTCGGCATCGACAGAAACCGGGGCCGAGAGGGATCGATCCTGCCAAATTTACTGCCGTGAACCTTGATAGATATAACTTGTCCACCCGATGTGATAAAAAGGCCTTTCGTGTCTTTAACGGGACGCACCTCAAAGGGTTTTGCCATTTTCTTGACTGCGACAGGAACATCCATATTAGCCTCCCTTATATACAGAACAGTATAGCATGGTTGAGGAATAAATGCAATGAATGAACCGACCATCCGTAAAGTCAAACTAACCGACTTCGCGCCCGACGACCATAACCCCAATAGACACACCGAGCGCGGACATTGGCAGTTGGTGGAGAGTATCCGCAGGTTTGGGGCCGGGCGCTCTGGGCTACTGGACCGCAACGGGCGCATTATGGCGGGCAACCTCACACATGAAGTGTTGGTTGCTGAGGGATTTGAGGAAGCTATCGTTATTGAGACGGATGGCAAGGTGCCCGTTTTTGTGCAGCGCAAAGACCTTGACCTAGACACGCCAGAGGGACGCGGGCTGGCAATTGCGGATAACGTTGTGCAAGAGCACTCGCTCGACTGGGACGTGGAGGCGCTAACGTGGGCGCGGGAACAAGGCGCGGACCTGGGCGCGTGGTGGACGGCGGAGGAGTTGGCGGAGTGGGGGCTGGGCGACGCGCCGGAGCCGGCGGAGGACGCCGGCGCGCAGGTGGACCGCGCGGCGGAGTTGCAGGCGAAGTGGGGCGTGCAGCCCGGCGACCTGTGGGAGATACCGAGCAAGGCGACGCCGGGGCGTGCGCACCGGCTGCTGTGCGGGGACAGCACGAAGGCGGAGGACGTGGCGCGGGTGATGAGAGACACACGAGCAGATATTATCGTCACTGACCCGCCATATGATTTGGATGCACATATCGTTATGGATACCGCTGCGTTTTTTGCGCCGCGCGCTATTATTCTGACGGGCGGCAAGCAGGCATTTTCATTGGCAGACGATGACTGGAAATATTGTCTTGATTTCGTGTGGCGCACGCGAGCGTCGCGCGCCATTCCATCAGAGTTTATGCCGCTGTGGTATCACCACAACATTGTAATGTTGACGCGAGGCGGTGAGACGCTTGGTTGGCATCGTCCTACCTCTGGTTACGGCAGCGTGATAGAAGTGGGCGGTAGCGAATTTGAAAACACGGTTATGGGTCACGGGAAGGCAGTTGCAATTTTTGTGGAAATGCTTCGTGGTTTTGATTGGCAGATTGTTGCCGACCCGTTTGCGGGCACGGGCACGACGCTCCTGGCCTGCGAGCAGCTTGCCAGAGCGTCGTTAAATGTGGAATTGTCGCCAGAAGTTACAGCAGTGGCGCTTGAGCGTATTGCCGATTTTGGACTGGAGCCTCGTCGTGTTTAGGCATTTGTTGCCATATCGTGTGGCTACCGTCTTCTTCGACCAGATACGGTCGCAGTTCGGTGCGTGTGCCACTGTCCTGTTTAAAGAAGAACGCGACGCCAGCCCTGACGCATTGATCGCGCAGCGCCCGCGCCCACGCCATGTTGAGCCAACGCGGGCTGTCCGGCGTCAGATGTGCGCCGCTTTCGCCGCCCACGATGGCCCAGTGGATGCCGCGCAGATGGACACCCTCGATAGGCCCAAGCAGCGGCTCGAACGAGACAAACTTGACCTTGGCCGGCGCGTAGCGCAGCAACTCAATGCGGTCCACGTGTTTTTGAAGTTCTACCGATACACCCATCCAGATGTTTTCTGTCCACGGACCATACCACTTCCATGCACGCTCTGGTCGTTTGGTAAGGACCTGAAATGTGTGTTGCGGCAGATCATTCATTACGGCGAAGACGCGCGCGATGTAGCTGTCTGGCACCCGCTCATGGAACAGATCGCTCATCGAATTGACGAAGATCATCGTTGGCTCTTTGAGCGCATACGGTTCGCGCAGCTTGTGCTCTTGCAGCCGTACATTCTCCACGGCATTGGCGGCAGTCCACGGCTTTGTGGAATGCCTGTAGCGCAGCGCCAGCGTTTCGGCGTAGCAGTAGCGGCAGCCTTCGCTGACCTTGCTACAGCCGAACACCGGATTCCACGTTTTCTTGGTCCACGAGATGACGGTTTCGTTCATTGTGCGCTCCTTAGTAAAAATGGTGCTTCCCTTGGGCGGCGGCGTTGTTGTCTAGGCAGCGCTCGTTTAACCCGCAGGAAGCATGTTGATAGAAACATAAATCCGCCCTCTGAGCAACGCCACCTAGACACATTCAGTATATACCAGAACGGGCGTTCGGTCAAGCGCCTCGCCGCCCTCGGTCTGGAGCCGGCGCGGGGGGAGTGATACCCTCATGGATGGGGCAAACCCTCATGGATGCAGCTAATGGCGCAGTGTACGGCGAAGTCAAAACGGACGGGCGAGCGGTGCAAAAACGCCGCCGTGCCGGGGCGCAACGTGTGCCACATCCACGGCGGCAAAACGCCGCGCGGTTTTGCGCTGCCACAGACCGTAACGGGCCGCTACTCCAAGCACCTGCCCACGCGCCTCGCCGCGCGTTACCAGGAGGCGCAGGCGGACGCCGAACTGCTCAACCTGCGCGAGGAGGTGGCACTGACGGACGCGCTGCTGACGGAGATGATCGCACGCCTGGACACCGGCGAGAGCGGCGGGCTGTGGAAGGCGCTGGGCAACGAGGTCGGCGCGCTCCTGAAGGCGCGGGCGGACAACGACAACGCCGGCATAGCGGCGCACCTGAACGCCGTCGTGTCGCTCGTGCGCCAGGGCGCGCAGGAGCAGGACATCACCGCCGAGATACGGCAACTGCTAGAGGCGCGCCGCCGGCTGGTGGAGAGCGAACGCAAGCGGCTGGTCGAGATGCAGATGATGGTCAGCGTGGAGGCGTCTGTCATGCTGCTGTCGGCGTTTCTGGGGGTGGTAAGTGAGCACGTCAAGGACCGCGATGCCATTGCCGCCATCGGGCGCGACATGGACCGACTCCTGGCGCGGCCTGATCCGGCAGTGGTCGGGTGAGGATGGCGCGCCAGAGGAGGCCACCGTCTGGTTGCCTATTCCCGCTTCGCCCCAGGCCGATGCATTGGATTGCCCTGCCGATGAACTGTTCTTTGGCGGCGCAGCCGGCGGCGGCAAAAGCGAGTTGCTTCTGGGCTGCGCCCTGACGCGCCACAAGAAGAGCATCATCTTCCGGCGCGAATTTACGCAGCTTACGGGCGCAGACGGCCTTATCCAGCGCAGCCGCGACCTGCTTGCGGACAGGGCGAAATACAACGGGTGGGAGCACGTCTGGCGTAGCATTCCCGGTGGGCGCATGTTGGAGTTCGGCGCGGTGCAGCGTGAGGTCGATGTGGTCAAGTACAAGGGTCGCGCACATGACTTCAAGGGCTTCGACGAGGTGACGGAATTCACCGAAAGCCAGTACCGTTTTCTTTCGGGCTGGGCGCGCACGACCGATCCGCGCCAGCGCGTGCGCATTATCGCGACGGGCAACCCGCCCACGACGGCAGAGGGGGAATGGGTGATTCGGTACTGGCGCGCGTGGCTTGACGCGCAGTATCCCTATCCCGCGCAGCCGGGCGAATTGCGCTGGTATGCGCGCGTGGACAACGAGGACCAGGAGCGTGAGAACGGAGAGCCGTTCGTGTGGAAGGGCGAGACGATCACGCCTAAGTCGCGCACCTTTATCCCCGCGTTGCTCAGGGACAACCCCCACCTGTCGCACGACGGGCGCTACGAGGCGGTGCTACAAAACCTGCCCGAACCGCTGCGCTCGCAACTACTCTTTGGCGATTTCACCGTTGGCGTTGAGGATGATCCCTGGCAGGTAATTCCGACGGAATGGGTGCGTCTCGCCCAGCAGCGCCACGGGGAGGCCGGCGCGCCGGATATGGGGCTATCGGCGCTTGGCGTGGATGTGGCGCGCGGCGGCAAGGACCGCACGGCCATAGCGCGCGTCTATGGCCCGTATTTCGCGTCGCTCTTGACCTATCCCGGCGCGTCAACGCCCGACGGCCCGGCGGCGGCGGCGCTCGTGCTATCGGCGCACGAGGGACAGGCAGTCATCGGCGTTGACGTAATCGGCGTCGGCGCGTCGGTTTACGACTCACTGAATGCGCCCGGTTTTACCGTCATGGCAATCGACAACGCGGCGGGATCGGACCAGACCGACAGGAGCGGCAAGCTCCGCTTTGTCAACGTGCGCGCGGCGTCATACTGGAAGCTGCGCGAGGCGCTTGACCCGAATACGGGCGACGGGCTGATGCTGCCCGATGACCGCGAGTTGCTGGCCGACCTTTGCGCGCCGCGCTGGAAGGCTACGCCACGCGGCATTGTGGTGGAGCCGAAAGAGGCGATACAGGCGCGACTTGGCCGCTCGCCCGACAAAGGCGACGCGGTTGTGCTGGCGCACTGGGCGCATCTCATGGCCGCACCGATGCAGGTGTGGTCACTGGACTGGTGAATATGGACCTGCTCAAACCATTTCGCAGGAAAGCGCCGGACGCGCCGGCGGTGAAAGCCGCCCGCGATGGCGTAATCGGTTTCCGCCTCGACTCGTCCGGGCGCATGGAGGCGATCAAGGCTGGCGATAGCTACTGGACCGGCGGCGTGTACTACAGCGCCGACCAGTACCTGAGCAATTCCGCTACCGGCCTCGCCTATGCCCTCGTCGTGTCGGTGTGGGCTTTCCGCGCGGTGAATGTGTGCGCCGACGCCATAGCCGGCCTGCGCTGGCGCGTGGTGGACAAGGACAGTCGCGAGGAGTTGCCCGACCACCCGCTGGCGCGCGCGCTGCGCCGCAACGAGCAAAAGCTGTTGCGCAAGTGGCAGTGGAGCATGAAGCTATGGGGTGAGGTCTTCGTCGAGAAGACGCGCAACCGCGCCAACTACCCCGCCGGCCTGAACTGGCTCAACAACCTGGGCGTCACGGTAGACGCCTCGACCGGCTACATCCGTAAGTTCATGTACAGCGCGCCCGGCGGCGCGAACTACGCCGAATTCGACCCGCACGAGATGATCTTCGCGCACACCGACAACCCGTTCGACGACCTGCGCGGCCTGTCGCCTTTCCTGACCATCATGGATGAATTGGGCATTGACCGCGACGTGGCGCGGGTGACGCGCGCCTTTTACGCCAATGACGCGCGGCCCGGCATCCTGCTCGTGCCCGAAAACGCCATGTCACCGGCCGACGCGACGCGCTTTATGGACACGTGGAAGGCGCAGTTTCAGGGGCCGGACAAGGCGGGCAAGCCGGCGCTGCTGGAGCGCAAGGTCTCCGTCATCGAGGTGCAGCGCGCGCCGACACTGGATGACGCCGGCCTGCGCGAGAGCGTGCGCCGCGAAATCTGCGCGGCGTTCGGCGTGCCCCTGTCACTGGTGGACACCGGCGCGGAGGTGACTTACGAGAACAAGCTGCGCGACCAGCAGTGGTTTGCGGAGAGCCGCGTTATCCCTGATGGGCGCGACATCGCCGCCGACATCAACGCGCAGGCCATGCCGTTCTTTGACGCCAGCGGCGACGCGGAGTTCGAGTTCGTCTTCGACGAAATCAAGGCGCTCTCCGAGGACGCGCTGCGTCAGACGCAGTTGACCACGCAACGCCTAGGCGCGGGCCTCATCACACTCAACGAGGCGCGCGACGCCGAGGGCCTGGAGCCGTTGCCGGCCGGCAACGTGCTCTATCTGGGCGGGCAGCCCATCCCGGTCGCGCAACTGGACCAGATGCCGCTTGCGCCGGCCCCGCCGCCGGTGGCGGCGCAGGCGACAACCACCGCGCCGCATCTACCCGCGCCGAAGCCGAAACTGCTCACTCCCGGCAACGGCAACGGGCGCGAGCGCGCGGAATGGAAGCCGGCGACGGTCGTGCGCGGGGTGACGCAGCGGCAGAAGGCGCGGCCCGTTGCGACTAAAGACGCCGGCTTTGGCTTCTGGGTAAGCCTTGCCAACAACGGCGACCTCGCCGCGCTCTGGGAGACGCTGTTTGCGGTTGACCCCGACGCCGACTGGCTTGCGCCGGCGGAATGGCACCTGTCGCTGTGCTATGCCGCCGCACCACAGCCGCGCGCGGCCATGACGCCCTTTGTGGATTTTCAGGACAATTATGCGCTGGAGCCGACCACGGTTGCAGCGGAGCGCCTGGAGGTCTGGGATACGGAAGATGGCGCGTGTCTCGTGCTGCGCGTTGCCGCCAATGATGCCCTGCGCGCGTTGCAGGCCGAGTGCGTGGGGCGCATGATATACGCCGGCCTTATCGTTTCGGACTACTCGCAGCCCGAAGACTGGAAACCGCACGTCACCCTCGCATACAACGTCGCCGACGGGTTGCTCGACAAGGTAGACGCTGAGGCGATTGTCGCCGGCGTGCGCCTGCCCATCGAAATCGTGCAGCTTGTCGATGACGCGCCGCAATACACCTGGAATCTGAAATCGGTAGCGGATGAGCTTGCCGCGTGGGAAAAGGTGGCGCTCAAGTCCACCAGGCGCGCGCAGGACTTCGAGTGCTACGTGACGCCGCCGGCGACGCAGGCCGTTGTGCGCATGGCGCTGGCGGAATTGCCGGCGGCGGCGGGAAGGGACGGCGTGCGGGCGGTGTTTGCGGCGGCGCGACAGGCGCGCAAGGAGGATGCTGTTGACGAACTCCCTTTTGATGATGCGCTTGCCGCGTGGGTATTCAACGGCGCGAAGGCCGACGCCGGCGACATTCCGGCGCACGTGCGGGCGGTAGCGCGCATGTGGCTAAAACTGACAGGCGACAACGCGGCGGCACTGGATGAGGCGCGTGTGTTTGCGCGCCGCTGGGCAGGCAAGAGCTTTGCGCAGACGGAGATAGATTACCATATTGCGCTCGTGGACCTCGTGATGCGCGCTTTCCAGACGGGCGCAGAGGGCGGGCCGGCGGTGCCGCGCAAAGAGTTCGGCGACCTGGGGCGCGCCGAGATACGCGCCTATCTGACGCAGGGATTCATCGACGGGATGCACGACGCCGGCGCGCAGGTTGATAGCGCTGACGATCTCACCGACGAAGCGCGCGCCGAGATACACGCCCGCGCCAACGAGGAGGCAAAATACTGGACCAAACTCGCTAATGAACTGTATGGCGACATGCTCCCCCAGCGCCAGTTTATCGACTTCATGTTTCAGGCGGCGTTTGATTTTCAACAGCAATGCGCCGAGACGGGTGACGAAATAGCGTGCGCAGAGGCGGAAAAGCGCCTCGCCTCCGCCAACCGCGCCTTTGACGAATTCAAGATGGCGCAACGCGCATTTATCGACCGTATGGCGGTGTGGGTCAATAAGGGCCTGGGCAACGCCTTTGAACTGGGCAAGCTCTTTGCGCAGGATAATCAGCTACTCATCTGGGTCTACGGCGACACGATTGAGCACTGCGCCTCCTGCCGCGTCGCCGAAGGACAGATACACACCGCGCGCGAGTGGCGCGAGGCGGGCGTTGCGCCCAAGCAAAGCAATCTGGAATGTCACGGCGACAACTGCGATTGCGGCCTGATCCCCGCGCCTGCGGGCGCGGAGCCGCGCGGCGATCTGAGCGCCATTCCGCTCTTTGGAGGCGGTTAGCATGTTCAGAGCCTACGTCGAAATAACTGACGACCGCGTGCTGAAGAATATCCGTGAGACGTTGGCGGAAGCGCCGTCGCTGGCAAGTGAGGCGCTTACCGTGACGCGCGACGAGATCACCAAATTCCTGACCGAAGACCTGTTTACCTACGCGCCGGGACCGCCGCGCTATCCCATCCGGTGGGCGCCCTCGCGCCATCCCGCCGACAGGAATAAGCGCGCCAACACGCGCTTTGGCTACTACTCGCGCCAGAAGGCCGCGTTCTTCGCTACCGACGGCTTTGGGCGCGGCATTCCGGCGCGGCGCAACAAGCCGGCGAAAGTCAACCTCGCCTGGCGCGTGGAGGCGGTGTCGCTGCGCGCAGGCGAGGCATTATTGAAAGTCAGCAACACCGCCGATCATTTTCCGTTCGTCATTGGCGATCCATCGCGCCCCTCGTGGCAGCAACAATTTCACGTGGATACGGGTTGGTTGACGCCGGACGAGGTGCGCGAAACGCTGGACCAGGCGTCCGAGGACGCGACGGCGGTATTGCACCGGGAGTGGATACGGGTTGTACGCGAGAGCATCTATGGGGAATGACACGCTCGCCATTGCCAAGCCGCGCCGCCTGGAGACGTGGCGTGACCCAAAGACGAACGCGCCATACCTGACGCTGGACCTGAGCAACGAGTGCATTGTCATCTCGTTTCGCTACCACGGCGACCGGCTGCGCTTCGACGTGCCCGTGCTCCAGGTCGCCGGCGCGATCAACTGCGTGCTCGTGCGCGCGGAGGCGCTGTCGCCGCGCGTCATGGAACTGCTCGGCGACGCGCTGGTGATCCCGGAAAATGTGCGCGTGCCGGCGCGCGACGCCACTTGTCATAACGGAGAAAGTGGTGTAGACTGATACCAGCGGCGGGGAAACCGCCGCGCCAAACCGCATAAGCGTGCGTTGTGCAAACGCCCCGATTGTGTGCGCCATAGAGCGCCCCAGTCGGGGCGTTTTTTGTTTTGGAGTAGCGCCATGCCGCAGTGGGTACACGACTGCATCCGCGAATATCTCAGCAAGGGCTTCTCGGAAGAGGAGGCCAACCAACGCTGCTACGGCGCGTACTACGCGCACGGCGGCAAAGAGGCCGGCCTGACCTGGGAGGCGACGCGCGATCACCTCAAGGCGTACTACGAGGACGCGGCGCAGGCGGAGCGCGTCACCCGCGCGCTGTGGGCGGCGCACATTGAGCACGTTAAGGACGGGCGGCTCTACATCGGCCCCGACGACTACCTCAAGGCGCTGGAAGCAATTGAGGCGCAGCTTAAGGCGGAGGCGGAAAAGGGCGACGCGCCCGACCCCGCCAGCATCAAGGCCGCCGAGCTGACCTACTACGCCGGAGGCGCGCTCAAGGCGCTCAGCGACGTGGGCGACGGGCGCATCGGCGGCTACCTCGTGGTGTGGGGTAACCCGCAGCAGAAAGACAGCCAGGGCGAGTGGTTCCACCCCGACACGGAATTCGAGTTGGGTTGGTACAAGGAGCGCCCGGTGCTCTACCACCACGGGCTGGACGGCCATATCCAGACCGAGGAGGTGGGTCACATCTACCGCGTCACGCCCGACGCGAAGGGCATCTATGCCGAGGCGCAGCTTGCGCTCGACGATCCCGACCCGCAGAAAGCGCAGTGGGCGCAGAAAGTGTACGCCGCCGTGCGCCGGGGCGAGTTGGGCTGGTCATCGGGCAGCATCCCGCACCTGGTGAAAGTCGCCGGCGACGGGCGCATTGACCGCTGGCCTATCGTCGAGGGCAGCCTGACGCCCACGCCCGCCGAGCCGTACCGCACGACGGTACACGCACTCAAGTTCGATGTTACCGCGCTGGAAAGCGACGCGGCGACGCCCGCGCCCGCGCCTGAAGAGCCGACGCCAGAGGGCCACGTGCCGGCGAAGGCTAAAGAGGCAACGGCGGAAAGCGTATCCGCCCCGCCCCCGGTTGCGTTAGCGACGGCTGCCGCGCCGCTTGCGGCAAAAACGGAAACTGTGACGGAAAAACCAACACCTCAACGGAGGTTGAAAACCATGTACAACCAGCAACGGCTCATCGCCAAGATGAAAGAACTTGGCGCAGAGCCTTCTACTGTTCTTTCTGTCGTGGAGGCGGAGCCAGTCGATCAGGGGTCGCTCATCGAAGCGATGGAGACCGCCGGCGCTTCGCCCGACATGATCCTCGAAGTCCTCAAGGACGTGACGCCCGAAGCCGAGGCCGTGCCCGAAGAGGAGGTCTACGACGAGGCGCTGATGGCCGAGGACGAAGAGGAAGAGACGCCGGAGGAATACAAGGCCGAGGAGCCGGAGGCTGAGGCGAAAGCCGAGGAGCCGAAGCCGGCCCCGGTCAAGGCGGCGAAACCGAGGCGCGCCAACCGCAACGGCACGCTCACGACCGCGCAGGTCAAGCGCATGGTGCAGGAAGGCATCAAGGCCGCGCTGCCCGGCGAGCCGAAGGCCCAGCCCTACACGGGCAACGGCAACGGCCTGCCGGAGCGCAAGCCCAATATCCAGGTCGCGTCCAAGTACGACCCGCTCAGCGCGCAGGACATGAGCTTCCTGCGCGCCTTCAAGACGGCGCGCGGCCTCGACCCGGACGTGCAGCGCCAGTTCCTGCCCGACCAGGAATTCTACAACGCGCTCGCGATCAAGACGGCCCAGGAATACGAAAAGGGCCGTTACCTCGTGGACGCGCGCACCTACGCCGCGATCAAGGCCAATGGCGTCAAGTCTAACGAAGTCAACAACACTGCCTACGACACCTCGTGGATTCCCACGCTTTGGTCTAGTGATCTGTGGGAGAGGGCGCGGCTGGAAAACGTCGTCGCCTCCAGCTTCGACGTTTTTGAAATGCCCGCCCCGACTTACGAGTACCCGGCGGAGTCCACTGATCCGATTGTGTACGCGGTGGGGCAGGCGACCACGACCGACGACACCGTGTACTCAACCAACGTCTTTACCTCAAAGTCGCGCCTGACGGTCGCGAAGGTGACGTTCACTGCCGGCAAACTCGGCCTCCAGGTGCCCTTCTCGAACGAGATGAACGAGGACAGCATCATCCCCTTCATCCCGCAGCTGCGCGCGCAGGCGATGCGCGCCATGCAGGACGCCATCGACAACGTGCTCCTCAACGCGGATAGCACCAACAGCAGCGCCAACATCAACTACTACGGCACGGACATTGACGACGACGACAAGGTGCTTTATGGCGGCGGCGATGGCCTGCGCCACCTGGCGCTCGTGGACAACACCGATAACAAGCAGAGCATGGCGGGTGCGGTGCCCAACCTGGAGAACATCCGCGCGACGCGCTACCTGCTCAGCCGCGCCTACGCCGCGCGCACGCGCGACCTGGTGATGTTCTGCGACCCCGAAACCTACGGAAAACTGCTCGGCATTGACGAACTGCTGGCGTGGTCGATCAACGGCCAGGGCAGCACCGTGACGACGGGCGTGGTGCCCACCATCGACGGCGTGGAGGTCAAGCAGACGCAGGAACTGGCGCTGGGTGACACGAGCGGCTACGTCAACGACACCAGCGGCGACAACCTGTACGGCCAGATCGTCATTGCGCACAAGCCCTCGTGGAAGCTCGGCTACCGCCGGCAGGTCACGAGCACGGTGGAGTTCTTCGCGCGCGACGACCTGTACATCCTGACCATGACCAGCCGCTTCGCGTTCGAGAACTTCGACACGGACTGCGCATCGCTGCTCTACTACATCAAAGTCTCGTAGCGGCGCACTAAGGAGGTGCTGAAATGACTGCACAATTCCCAGGCGCGCCCAAGCATCTGCCGATGGCGCTCCCGTTCGGCAAGACGAACATCGCCAACGCGAACGGCACGTTCTTTGCGCTGGAGGATAGCACGAACGAGTACGTGATGCCGGCGGCGGGCAGTATCTTTGGTTTCAGCGGTACGCTCAACGGGTCGCTGACGACCGGGACGCTCACCTTCCAGCCGACCATCAACGGCTCGCTCGCGCCGTCCTTCTCGACGGCGGTGCTGCACCTGAACGCGGGCAAAAACTCGGAGCACTTCGAGGCGCGGCGCGCGAACTACACGTTCAACGCCGGCGACGTGGTGGGGTTGATCTATCAGGTTGAGGATACGGTTGACCCGACCTCGCGCGACGCCAACGCGCTGCTCTTCGTGCTACTCGAATCGGTTGACCTCTAACCGTTCGCGGGGGCGGGGCGCAAGTCCTGCCCCCCACCACACAGGAGGTTGACCTATGACGCGCATCATCGGACACCGCCCGGCGGTGCTGAACGGCACGATCCTGCCCGGCGGCACGCTGTCCAGTGAGATCGACACCGGCGAGTACGGCGTGCTCGGCCTCATCGCCGCCACGTCGTTCACCAACGGCACGATCACGTTTCAGGTGTCGCACTTGCCGGACGCCGGCGGCGGCACTTACGTTGACGTGAAGAACACCGACGGCGACGATAAGAGCTTTGGCCCGGTGAGCGGCACATTTGCGCTGACCGGCGACGACCTGAGTTGCATCGCGCCATACCGGTACGTGAAGATCAAGAGCAGCATCGCGCAGGCGAGCGGGGTGAGCTTTATCCTGCCGGTGAAGGGATAGCAAAAAAGAATGGGCACCATCTACATTGATGGTGCCCATCATATAGCGGAGGCCCCCGTCACCACTAAGGCGATTTGCTCCCATCGCAGTTCGTTGATGGTGTGGATTTATGCGGGGGATACACCCGGTTCAGCGCCGGCTGGTTACGGTCGGGTGGCCGGATCATCCGCCACTTAGAGTATACCACAGAATCTATTTGCGCAGTCAGACCATTTGTGCTATAGTAATGCGCGGTGCCGGTCGCGGCGCAGCAACGCCCACCGGCCCTCCGACTACCGAGAGTCAGAGCATGAGCAATTCTATCCACCTAACCTGCATTTTCAAAGTCCACAATCCCTCCGCGCATAAAACGGCGGTGATGGATCACGCACTGCGTGAATACACGCTGGCATATCAAGCTATGTTGGACTGGGCGCGCGACAATGACGACTTGTTGCGCGAACAGGGCATGTACCGCGACAAGTACAACGGCAAGGCCATAATGTCGCTCCTGCCGCGCCCCAATGCCGCACTACACACCAGCGCCAAAGACAGCCTACTTGTGGACGTGGCTGGTAACCTCGCATCTTACTATGCGCTCGATGGCATGGCCGGCGCAACCGGCTTTCCGGTAGGGCGCGATCCCGCACCCGACGCGGTGGACAATGCGCTTGATGACTTCGTTCTTGTAGGCGGCGACGAAGCCGACTACAACGAAGCGCGCAACCTCATGCTCATGCGGATGCGCGGCCAATACATGCCACTCTATTTCTGCGGGGCAGATGGTGCGGCACGAAATCGCCTTTTCTCTCTTTTGTGGAACACACAAAAGCGCCAGCTTATCGCGGCGCTGTGGTTGCTACCGAAGGGCCATGAACTGACAAGGCCCATCGGCGCAAGCGCAGATAATCTTGTGCGCCTGGATACCGGCGAGGTATTCAAGAGCAATAGCGCCTCGGCAATTCTTGTGCCGTTGGAGATCGGGCGCAACGGCTGGCACGAGGCGAAATTCTTGCAGCCGAGCCGCGACGGGGCGGGGCGCGTGAAGGCGGCGTTCCTGGTGAAGCGCGACGCCGGCTATGCGCTGCACGTCACGTTTGAGGTTGAGTGCCCCGACGTTTACGAGCCGGCGGCGTACCTGGGCATCGACAAGGGCATCCTGTACACCGCCGCGTATGCGCTCGTGGACGGGACCGGCGCGGTGCTGGAGATGGGGCACTTCGACGATGACTTACGCGCGCTTCAGCTTAAGCACGGCAAGGAACGCGAACAACTGGCGCGCAACGGGCAGAAGATCACCAAGCGTCACTACAAACAGAAGGCCTACGACAACATCCTGCACACGCTCGCCAATACGCTGATCGGCGCGGCGCAGAATGCGCAGGCCGGCATCGTGGTCGAAGACCTCAACGTGCAGGTACGCGGTGGGCGCGTGGTGAGCCGGTTCCGCAAGCTCGACCGTATCCTGGAGTACAAGTGCAAGCTGGCCGGCGTCCCGTTCCGGCGCGTGTTCGCCGCCTATAGTTCGGTGATCTGCCACAAGTGCGGCGCGGACATGGACCGCGACGACCGCAGTGTGACTTGCGGCGCGTGCGGTTATGCCGGCCACTCTGACGACAACGCGGCGGTGAACATTGCGCGCCGCGCGCTGTACCGCAAGGCAGACTGGGAGGGAGGTTATCGGGAGTTCCATCGTAGTTTCGCAAACGTCAGTACTTTAACAACCAAATGAGGTTTGAGAACAGGATGCAGTCACACATCCTGGGCCTGGGGCCGCGCGTAAGACCAGACGGGACGCCCGGCGTTCCTGGCGCGTCAAAACGCGCCACTAGCGGCGGCTTTGGACCGAACTCCGTGCTTTGCACGGCACTGCAACTGGGGTTGCAGTGGGCGAATCTCAGAATAGCGCACTGTGACCTGCACTGTGTTTCTGCCTGAGGATGTTGCGCAAAAGTTGCAGTGGGCGAATCTCAGAATAGCGCACTGTGACATCCCGCCGAGGTGTGGTTCTGTGCTGCAGTTGCAGTGGGCGAATCTCAGAATAGCGCACCGTGACCTGTGACTTGCACGCGCTGCAATTCCGTGCTACACTGTGACTTGAACATCTGTGCGCCCGTGAGCGCCCGCCGGCAGTAAGTGCAGTGGGCGCTTTGTCTATAATGAGCAAACGCACAACGACCGCAAGAGGCATATCCTTCCCCGACGACCTGCTGGCGTGGCTGGAAGCGGAAGCCGCGCGTGACGACCGCAGCGTGTCCTACATTGTCGTCAAGGCGTGCGAGGCGTGGCGGGAGGGACGGATGATGCCGCCACCGCCGTGGGTACCGTCGCCGCCGCGCTTGGTAAGTTCACTAGCCGGCGATTTATCCATCTCCGATACCTGCCCGCGTTGCGGCGCGGCGCTCACGAACGTAGACGAACACAACAACCCTGGCATCATCCGGTGCCCCGAATGCGGTTGGACGTTGGGAGGCGACACAATTGCGCATACTCTGGGCGGCTAACTTCACCTCGCAGTCCGGCTATAGCATCCAGTCGCGCCTTTTCGTGCCGCGCCTGAAGCGCCTGGGGCACGAGGTCGCCGTGTTCAATTTGGGCATCGGCGCAGGCAGCCTGCCGGCGCTGGTCGAAGGCGTCAAGGTGCTCCCGCCGGCGCTCGACCCACTGGGCAGCGACATTATTCACGGGCACGCGGCGCACTTCCGCGCCGACGCGGCAATCTCTCTCATCGACGCCTGGGGACTGAACCCCGAAATCATGCGCCACATGCCCTGGTATCCCATCACACCCATTGATCGCCAGCCCGTGCCGGAACGGGTGACAAACGCGCTGGCGGCGTGCCGCGCGCCGATTGCGCTTACACGTTGGGGCGAGCGGCAACTGCGCGTAGCCGGCCATGAGAGCTACTACCTGCCGCACGGCGTTGACCCGGCGGTGTGGCAGCCCGGCGACCGCCGCGCCGCACGCAAGGCGCTGGGACTGGCCGATGATGTGTTTCTCGTGTCCTTCGTGGGCGTCAACGACAGCGTGCCAAGCAGGAAGGGCATCCCTGAGTTGCTGGTGGCGTGGCAGATGTTCGCGCAGACGTACCCCGACGCCATGTTGTACCTGCACACGTCTGAGACGGGCAACCTGCTCACGTCGGTATTCGGCGGCGTCAACATCCCGGTTATCATCAAGACGCTCGGCCTCGACCCACAGCGCGTGCGCATTGCCGACCAGTACCGGTACCGCACCGGCATCCCGGCGCGCGAACTGGCGACGCTGGCGCAGGCGAGCGATGTGCTCATTGCGCCGAGCCGGGGTGAGGGCTTTGGCCTGCCGGTGCTCGAATTCCAGCGCGCCGGCTGCCCCGTCATCACTACCGACTTCGGCGCGCAGAAAGAATTGAACTTTAGCGGCTGGCTCGTGGAGGGCGATCCGGAGTGGAGCGAACAAAACGCCTTCTGGATTGGCCCCAGTATTGCGTCAATCGTTGAGACGCTGGAGGCGGCGTATTTGGAGCGCGGCGACCCGGAGCGCCGGCGGCGCGCGATTGAGGGCGCGCGCGACTATGACATCGACTACGTGATCGGCAAATACGCCATGCCCGTGCTGCGCGTGATTGCGGAGCGGGCGCTGGAAGGGTGGAAAGCGGCATGAGGATTGCCATTCTCTCTGACTCCGTCTTTCCGACGCCGATGGCTGGCGGGCACGGCCTGGGCTGCATGGTGCATCAGATCGCCGAAGGCCTGTACTCGCGCGGGCATGACGTGACGCTATTCGCCGCGCCCGGCTCCCGTTTCAGCGGCAACCTCGTAACGCCAAAGGACGCCGGCGGGCAGAACGGCTACGACGGCGAGCACGCCATTGCGCGCGACGCCATGCGCCGGCACGCCGAGTGGCGCTTCGACGTGTTTCTATCCAACGACCACCTGCACGCGCTCGCGGCGCTGTTCCCGCAACTGCCCGTCGTCAACGTCTATCACGACATCTGGCAGGGCTACGCGCGCTGCCCCGTCGTGCTCTCGACCGGACAGCGGGCGCTCATGCCGCCCGAGTTCGGCGGCGCGCGGCTGATTTTCAACGCACTCGACCCAGAAGGGTACGAGCCGACGGTGAAGGCGCAGGAGCCGCCATTCGCGCTCTTTCTCGGCGCGCTTGCGGATCACAAGCAGCCCATCCTGGCAATCGAGGCGTGCGCCCGCGTCGGCGTCAAGCTGGTCATCGCCGGCGCGTCGCTCCAGGGGACGTTTCCTATCGAGGGCAATACCGAAAACGTGGAGTATCGCGGCATCGTGGGGCCAAAGGAGCGCAATCACCTGATGCAACAGGCGCGCGTGTTTTTGCAACTTGGGCGCGTGGAGGCGTTCGGCCTCACGACGCTGGAGGCCATGCTACACGGGACGCCGGTTGTGGCGTGGCCGGCGGGCGGCTCGCTGGACCTCGTGCGCTACGGCGAGACGGGCGTATTCGTGCCGCGCACGACGGGCGACGTGGTGGGCGCGGTTGCGGACGCGATTGCGCGCGCGTGGCGCATCGACCGCCGCCGCGTGCGCGACAACGTTCTGGATACGACGTTCTGCAACGTGAGCCGGCAGATCGACCAGTACGAGGACGCGCTGGCGGCGTGTATGCGAGGGGATTGGTGGTAACGGACACACTTCCACTCACTGCCCGCCAGCGCGCGGTGTACGCGGCGCTCTGCGATTTCATCAGGGCGCACGGCTGGCCGCCGACGACACGAGAACTTATTGCGCTGACGCCCTACGCCTCCACGTCAAGCGTGCGCTACGCGCTGCGTCAGTTGGAGGCGCGCGGTCTGGTGCAGGTCGGCGACGGCGCGCGGCAGTTGGCGGTGGTGGGGGCGCGGTGGGAGATGCCGAACGAGGAGGGAGAATGACCCGCACGCTTTGGTTTTCCTACTCCATACCCGTCGTCATGATGGACGGCCCGGAGCCGCTACAGGGGCCGTACAACCACACCTGGCATCTCATTCGCATGTTTCGCGAGCAGTGCGCCGCGCGTGGCTGGCGCTTTGAATACCGCCAGCTTGACGATCTCGCGCCGCACGACATCGGCCCGGATGACATCGTGATCGGCCATCCCTGGTATCCCGATGGCTTTGTCAACCGCGCCATTTACGCCGACCCCGGCCCGCGCCACAAGATCATTATGCAGCCCTACACGCCAGGCATGTTTCAGCCGGCGGAGACGGCGCGGCAGATCGAGATGATGGAGCGCAGCGACCACACCATCGCCATTACCGGCCCGTACTGGTGGGATACGTGGCAGGACGGCCCTTACGCGCCGCTGCAACACAAGTGCTCGCAATTGGAGCTTGCCATCACGCCGGCGCTGCACCCGTACCTGAAGCGTAAGTGGAACCCGCCGGGACAGCGCGCGTTTCTGGCGCTCGGCAACGACAAGTGGTACAAGGGCGCGCGGGAGGTGGCGGAACTGGCGCGCGTGTCGGGTATCTTCCTGGGGCACTGCGGCAACGCCGGCCCGGAGGTTTTTGAGCACGTCGCCAATATGAAGCAGTACGGCTGGGTAGACTTCACGCCGTCGGCAATCCAGGCGCTTGTGGATGAGTATGACTTCTTTATCACGATGGGCCGCGAGGACGCCAACCCGTATACGCTCTTTGAGGCGTCGGCGTGGGGGCTGGTCGTCGCCTGCACGAAGGAGAGCGGGTACTGGCCGGGGCAGCCGTTCCTGGAACTGCGCCTTGACGACATGCCGTTCAACCTCGACCAGATACACCGCCTCCAGCACATGCCAGAGCTAGACCTGCGCCGGCGCTCGCGCGAGGTGGCGGATTACATTACGTCAACCTACACCTGGGAGCGGTTCAAGGATACGGTGTGGCGGCGGGTGTTGGAGGTCATTGGTGAACGCGACTAAAAAGCTCCCCCTTTACGTTGCCTCGCAAATTGAGGTCTACTTCGCGGGCGAGGCGCTGAACAAGCTCATGCAGGACAACGACGCGCGCTTTGCCGGCGCGCACGGCATCACGCGCGTGGACGCGGCGCGCTGGCAACGCGCGCAGGAGTACGAGCGCGACACGTGGCTGATCCACGCCCGCGAGTGGGATGACGACAAGAACGTGGCGCATGCGCAGAAGTTCGACGACTACAAGGCGCTGCCTGACGACCTGGGGGACTTCATCGAGCTTGGCTGCGGGCCGTTCACGAACGCGCGCATTATCCTGGAGGGCCGGCGCGCGCACACGGTTACGCTGCTCGACCCACTCATGCGTGACTATCTGGGCCTACCCAACAACGGTTATCAGCGGTTGCCCACGCGCGGCGAGCCGATGGCGCAACTGAAGGCGGGGACAATTGAGGACTTTCCTACGACGCAGCAATACGACACCGTTGTGATGATAAACGTCCTGGACCACTGCCGTGACGCCGACGCCGTGACGCAGAAAGTGTGGGATATCACGCGCCCCGGCGGGTGGGTTGTTCTCTTTGACGAACCGCGCGAGATCGACCCCGCCATCCACTATGATGCAGGGCACCCGCTCGCGCTAGGCGCGGCGTACATGGAGGCGTGGCTGGCGCGCTGGGAGCCGGTGTACCGCAATGGGTGGCACTTCATCGGGAGGAAGCCGGCATGAACCTCCACCTCCACCACGCGCACGGCAAGCATCAGGCCGGCGTCAGTCGCCTGTGGTCCCGGCTTGTGCCCGAACTCCTGCGCGCCATGCCGGAGCTTACCATTGACGGCGACGCGCCCTGCGACGTGTTTATGTCTACTTACTATGGCTTCCCGCCACACGATGAACGCGCGGTGGCGATGGTGTACGACTTCGTACATGAGCGGTATCCGCACTGGGGACCGTACAACCCAGACGCCATGAAGAAACGGGCGGCGATTGCCGGCGCGCACGCGGCCATCGCCATCAGCAAGGCGACGGCGGAGGACTGTCTGCGCTACACCAACCGCGCGGCAACCGTCGCCTATCCCGGCTGCGATCTGACGCCCGCGCCGCTTGACGACATCGTGGCGTTTCGCGAGAAGGCGGGCACGCCCTACGTGCTCCTCGTAGGCGGGCGCGACTTCTACAAAAATGCGCAGGCGCTTTACCAGGCGTGGCCGATGTGGGCGGAGCACGCGGATTGCACGGTCGTGTGCATCGGCGGTGAGGGCAATTTGCTTCCACAGGACCGCGCGTTCATGGCCGGCTACCGCTGGCTGCGCTTTGCCCGGCTTGACGACGCGGAACTAGCGGCGGCCTACGGCGGCGCGGTGGCGCTGGTGTACCCGTCGCTGTACGAGGGCTTTGGGCTGCCCATCGTTGAGGCGCTGGCGTGCGGCTGTCCCGTCATCTGCAATGACGCGAGCAGCATGGCGGAGATCGGCGGCGAGGCGACGATTTACGTGGACGTAGCGCAGCCGGCGCGCATTGCTGAGGCGCTGGCGGTTGCAGCAACCGGCTACAGCGAAGAGGGCCGGCGCATGGGCCAGGAGTGGGCGGCGCAGTTTACGTGGGCGCGCATGGCAGAGACAGTGGCCGGCGTGTTGCGGGAGGTGGCGGCATGACCTACAATATTAGCGGCGCACATCTAGAAGACGAAGACGGAAAGCGGATTGATCTCTCGTCGTTTTCATCTTTCCGCCTGACCAGCGACAGCGATGATACGGAAGAGCGCGAAACCATAAAGTTTACTCCGTTTGAGGTTTCGTTTGGCTTTACCGTAGCGGATGAACAAACCCTGAGCGCCCTCAAAAATATGTTCTTCCCGCCATTCCGCTTTGGTCCGTTAATCGTCTATCGCAACAAAACGCTCGTGTACATGTGTTTCAGTGGGAACTAGATAAGATGTTTAGGGTTAAGCTACAACCAAAGGCAACGCTCATCATTCTTTTGTCATGCCTGTCGATTATCCCCTCTACGGCGCTGTCTCTTATCGCGGCTGTCATCATTGTCCTTTTGACCAGTGATTGGATTGTTGCCGGCGCTTTCGCCTTTGGCTGCCTTATCAGCGGTCCTGTCGTAGTTGCATCTATGTTACGCGCTTTGCCGCAGGAATTTTGGCAACCGATAACTGACGAGTGGAAGGCAGGAGGAAAGGCGTGACCGCCGAACTCTGTCATACCGTACTCGGCTTTGACCTCTACATCGACGCCAGCGATCCCGGCGCGGTGACGGAGGTGCTGCGCGCGCGGGGCATTTGGGAGCCACAGGAGACGGCGTTCGTGCAAGAGCGCGTCAAGCCCGGCATGAGCTTTCTCGACGTGGGCGCGAACGTCGGCTACTACACCATGCTCGCTGCGCGCCTTGTAGGGCAAACCGGGCGCGTGATTGCGCTGGAGCCGGAGCCGAACCTGTGCGCCATCCTGCGCAAGAATGCTAAACTTGCCGCGCCCTACGCGCCCGCAACCGTCATCGAGGCGGCGGCAGGGCATGAGGCGGGGCGCGGGCAAATGCACCTCTCGCCCGGCAACCACGGCGATCACCGCATGTTTCACGTGCCCGGCCACGAACCGCGCGCCACGATTGAGGTTCCGGTAGGGCGGATTGATGATCTCATAAACGGCGCGCGCGTCGATTTCGTCAAGATGGACATTCAGGGCTGTGAGCTTAATGCGCTTCTGGGGATGCCCTTCACGTTGGGGCAATATCCCGTGCTGATGCTCGAATACTGGCGCGAAGGATTGGCGACGGCAAGCGGCCCGGATGCGCCGGCGCGGTTACCAACGCTACTGCGCGGTATCGGCTATGGCCTGTACCGGCTCGGCGCGAAATTGGAGCCGTTCACCGACGCCATGCTGGATAGCGACCTGGAGTACACGATTGTGGCGTTGCCGAAATGAGCTACTACCCCGACCGCCATCACCCCGTCTTTTTTCTCGAAAACGCCTTGCGCGCCGAGGGCGCGGACGTGTCGTTCGCCGGGCGCGGGCCGCAGACGGATAACTGTTGGGGGCTTGTCGTCAACGGGCGCGTGGTCGTCTACCTGATCGACAACCGCTGGCTACACGAGCGCCAGCACGAGGACGCCGCTGCGCGCCGGCTGCTCGAGCAGGGCGCGGTCGTGTGTCACGCGCAGCGCCCGGACCAGGAGCGCGTCGGAGGCGAGTGGTTGCCGCTTGCTGTAACGCCGGGCTATGCGCCGCCGGCGGCCCCGGTCGAGAAGCTGTACGACGTGGGTTTTGTCGGCTACGTGCGCGACGCATGGCGTGAGGCGATGCTGCGCGCGTGTATGGCGCGTTTTCGCACCAGTATCGCGCAGGGCGTGTTCGGCGCGGACGCGGCGCATACCTATCATGCCGCGCGCGTAGGGCTGAACGTGCCCACGAACTACGGCGACCCGCTGGCGTATGATGTGCCTATGCGCGTGCCTGAAGTTCTGGCGACGGGCACGCCGCTCCTGACGAATGCGCTGGACGATCTGGCGGCGCTGGGGCTTGTGGATAGTGTGAACTGTGTCACCTACGCGGGCATGAGTGACATGCTGGAAAAGGCGTGTGCGCTAATTAACGACCCCGACGCAGCGGCGCGCATTGGCACGGCGGGCGTCGCGTGGGCGCAGGCGAATACGTATGCGCACCGGGCGCGGCAGATATTGGAGTGGCTAAATGCCTAGCACCGTCACCGCCTTCATCTCCACCTACAACGGCGAGCGTTTCTTTGCCGGCTGCGTCGAAGACCTGCTCGCGCAGACGCTTTACGCACAGGGCCGGCTTGAAATCGTGGTCGTCAACGCGGGCAGCAAGCAGGGCGAGGCGTGGCTGATCCGCGACTATCTGGCGCAGGGCGTCCCGCTCAAGGTCATCACGTCGCTTAGGGAGCCGCTCTATAGCAGCTGGAACCGCGCGCTGCGCTTTGTGACCGGCGACTACGTGAGCAATAGCAATGTAGACGACCGCCGCGCCCCCGACGCCCTGGAGCGCCTTGCTGACGCGCTGGACGCCAGCCCCGACATCGGCCTCGTATACGCCGACGACTACGTAACCGACACGCCTAACGCGACATGGGGCGGCAAGTTCAACATTGTGCGCGCCGCGCCGTATCCGGGCGGCGTCACGGGCTGGGCGCAGTTTACGCCGCGCGTGCTGCTAGAGCGGTGCATCTGCGGGCCGCACCCGATGTGGCGGCGCAGCCTGCACGAAGAATACGGCTACTTCGACGAGTCGTTCACCATTGCCGGCGATTACGAGATGTGGCTACGCCTCGCCGCACACGGCGTGTGTTTCCAGAAGATCGGGGACGTACTGGGCATCTACTACTGCGCCGAGGGCGCGCTGTCGCTGGACCAGGAGCAGACGGCGATGGAGAGCCGGCGCGCGCTGTACCGGTGGCGGGGGCGGATAGAGAGATTAGGAATAGGAGAATGACATGAACAAAGATGAGATGGTTTATTTATACAATTGGGCGGGCTGGCGTGTCTATATTCGCGCGCAAAAGAAAAAGAGCATGTATTCGGATCGGATCAAATATCTGCTCGTTATTGAGAAGCGAAGCGATGAGGAGGCACCAGAGGAGACAATACGAGTCGAACTTCCCTATTCGAAATATGACATTCGTGACACGCTTAAGCGTCTTTTGGAGCTTATGGAGAAAGAGGACTTGATTGTAGAATGTGAAAACGACATCGGGCTAGTACGCCTTGTAGATAGGGCAATGCAAAAAGAACAAAGGCGGCGCGCCGAGTTCGATAAAAAGAATTCCCAATGCAAAACAGAATGAAACCGGGCGTTGACAAAGGAGCATTTGAGCAGTTTGTCATAATAGACACGTCACCGTAAACGGTGTATACTTTTTACGAGACATAACGTGCGCCCCTGAGCGCCCGCGCTAGAGAGCGTCACTGCGCCTCACGCGGGCGCTTTTTGTTTGGAGCAGATATGGCGACAGGGGATTACACCACGCTTGCGCGCGTGCGCCAGCAGTTGGGCATGGCGGATAGCGATACCGCCGATGACGCCTATCTCGGCACGCTCGTCAGCGCCGCCTCGCGCATGATCGACGGCGCGTGCAAGCGCCGGTTCTATGATGCGACGGGCACGCTCTACCTGGACTGCCGCCCGCCCACGCTCAGCGGGCGCAAGCTCTATTTCGACGAGGACGTGGTGAGCGTGTCCAGCGTCACCAACGGCGACGGCGCGGAAGTCACGTCTGACGAATATCACCTCCTGCCGGTGAACAGCACGCCGAAGTACGCCATTGAACTGACCATCGCCAGCAACAAAATCTGGCAGTACACCACCGACTGGCGCGGCGCGATCACGGTCGTCGCAGCGCGGGGCTACTGCACCGACGCGACCCGGCCCGGCGACATCGAAGAGGCGGCGACACGGCTGGCAGTGTGGCTGTACCAGAACCGGGACAATACGGGCGAGACGGTGCAATTCGCCGACGGCTCGATGTCCATTCCCGCCGAAGCGCCGCCGATGGTGATGCGCATTCTCGAAAAAGGCGGCTACGTGCGCATAGCCGCTTATGGGGGCGAGTGATGACTGAAAAGTATCTCGCATTCGGCTTTGATACCTATTATCCAATGGGCGGCATGGACGACCTGTTTGGTATCTTTGAGACATTTGATGAATGTCAGGCCGTAATTGCAAAGAAGTCCCCGAATCACGATCACATTATCAAAATAGATGCTGATGGGAATCTATTTTACGCATTCGAGGATGGAACACTACAGCCAATTCCAATGGGGCCTAAACCATGACGGTTGAGACGACGCGGGCGCGCATCGTGGCGCTGTGCGGCGACATCGAGGGCGTGACGACTGCCTTTGATAACATTCCCCGCGCGCTGCTGGACGTGGAGCTGCCGGCGTTCGTGATCTTCCCCGGCGCGGCGACCTACAATATCAACGTTGACGGCAATGATATTGTCGTCGAGACGCGCATCTATCGCCTGATCCTGTTTGTCGCCAGCGCCGCGCTGGGCACGGAGAGCGCGGCGCAGCTTGCGGTCGATCCCTTCTTTGACCGGGTACGCGATCACTTCATGGCGCGCCCCGGCCTGGAGCTTGCCACCGACGACGCGATCGTGCGCCACGCGCGGTTGCTTGGCGACGACGGCTTCCAGGTGCGGCCCTATCCGCTACAGGCGGGCGAGCGAATACCGCTGTACGCCGCGATTGAGTGGCGCTTACAGGTCGAGGAAATGGCTGAGATTGCTTACGTCTATACGGCATAGGTAAAGCGTGCTATACTAGCGCTGTAGTTCCAGGCTGTGCGCCCTCCGGAGCGCCCGATTTCATGAACGCCAGGTGCGTCCTGATCGGGCGCATTTCGTTTTTAGGAGGTCGCAATGACAGCAGTGGATACCGTCAGTGGCGTCGGTGTACGCTATGCCATCGTATTCAACATCGACACCGATACCGGCTTACCGAACGTGGATACGGCAAGCGCCACGCCCGTGCAGGGTACGCTCATTGAGGGCATCAAGACGTTCTCGCCCTCGGCGGCAGCCCCGCAGCAGATACCGCACTACGGCGACGACCGCGTGTTCGCGCAGGACCAGTTGCCGCCCTCGGACCTTGACACCTTCACCATCACGACCGCCAAGAGCAATCTGGCGCTCGACGCGATGCTGGAGGGCGTCATCGTGCGCTCCGTTGGCACGGCGAAAATGAAAGCGGCGGCGACGGACCAGCGCGGCTCCGAACCGCAACTGTTCTTCGCCACATACCGGCAGGCGCTGGATACCGAGAAGGGCAGCAGCACGCTCGGCACGAAGCGCCAGTGGCACATGGTCGTGTACCCGTCGGTGCGCGTCTACCCGTCAGCGCAGGGCTTCGAGCAGGCAGCGACGGACAAGACGTACAGCGCGACGCCGACCAGCGTGAGCAAGACGCCGTTTGGCGAGAGCATGGCGAGCGCAACCGACGGCGCGACGGAAAGCACGTACTTCGAGTTCACGTGCGACTACCAGCCGCGCTGGAACGCCTACAAGGGCGACGGCACGATCACTTCTTTCGCGCTCTCGCACCCGCCGTACAGTTCGGATTACCTGACCGTGTACGACAACGGCACGGAAGTCACGCCGTCCAGCGTCAATACCTCAACCGCGAACCCGGCGTTTACGCTCTCCGACGCGCCGGACAACGGCAATATCGTCATGGCGCTGATCCAGACTAACGTGCCGGGCAACACATGATCGAAAAGACGTTTAGCTGCGACGGCGTAACTATTACGGTGCGCGAGTCCACACGCCGGGACCGGGCAAACCGCTTTGCGATGCAGGTCAAGCTCGGCGTGGATGGCGAGCCGCCCGAAGACGCGCTCGAAGCCGACCGCTTTTACAACAAGCGCGTCTTCATCGGCCAGGTGTCGCGCGTCAGCGCCGCCGAAGGCCTGCCGTTCGCGCTGCCCTCCCCCGCAGACGACGCGGCGGCGCTGGAGGCGGCGTTCGAGGCGTGGCTAGACCTCCCCGAACGCCTGATCGACGCCTGGACCGAGGCGGCAAGCGCGGTCGAAGGCCCCGCGCTCCCGGCGGCGGGGCCTGGCGGCTCCCTGGAGGACGCCGACCCTTTAGCCGAGGCCGGCGCGAGCGCGTCCGCGCCCACCTGATCGCGCACTGGGAGGAGGTCGCGGCGGGCGAATACGACCCAGTTGAGGGGTTGCCCGACTTCGACCTTTACCACGACGTTGACGACGTGATTCTGGCCGGGCAGATGTTCGAGACGAAAAACATGCTGCCGGAGGCGGGCGGGCTGATGGACCAGAGCGAAGCCTGGATACATGACCTGATGGTATACAGCAACGGCCTCGCCTTCTGCCGGTGGGCGGAAGAGCAGCGGCAGAAAAAGAAGCGCGAAGAGGGCAATGGCTGACGAAACTGTACGCGCGTTGCTGGCAATTGAGCCGGAGCGCCAGTCGTTCGCTAAAAGCGAGCAGGCGCTTACCAAACTAGAAAGCGCCGCTGCTGGCGTGGCGAAGGCGCTGCGCGCCGACTTCGGCGCGAACGCGAAGGCCGCCGGCAAAGACGTTGACCGCCTCGGCGACTATTCCGACGCCACCGCCAAGAAGGTAGACCGCCTGCGCCAGCGCCTTGACGACTCCGCGAAGGCGGCAAAGCGGCTCTCGCAGTCCAGCGCGGCGGCCAGCGCCCCATCTAAGCGTGGCTTCGACATCGGCCGCTCTGAGATGGCGCTGATGGGCGTCTCACAGCTGCTCGGCGGCGCGGGCGGCGGCCTGGGCGCGGGCCTGATGTTCGGCGCGGACATCATCGGCGCGGTAGACGCGATGGGCATGATGCGCGCGGAGATGGCGCAGGTCGGCGGCGCGGCGGGCGTGCTCAGTTCGGTGCTCGGCCCGCTTGCCATCGGCGCGGCGGCGGTATCCGGCGCGGTCGTGCTCGCCAACGAAGCCTACAAAGAGAGCCGGCAGGCGACGCAGGTCGCCATCGACTCGCTCAAGCTCTACTACGCGGCGCTGCGCGACATGACCTCACAGCAGGCCGCCGAGGCACTGGAGAAGGCAAACGACGATCTGGAGGCGGCGCTGGCCTACCGCGACGCGCTGCGCCAGCAGGAGGCGGCAGCGTGGGAGCGCGAATCGGGTATCGCGCTCGGCGACCTCGGCGCGCGTATCCGCACGCTTTTTGGCGTCAGCGCTACCGGCGTTGAGGACTACGGCGCGGCGATGGATGCGGCGGATCAGGCCGTGCTCCAGGCGCAGGCGGCAGTAGACGCCTACACGCGCGTGCTTGACGAAAGCGCGCTGGCGGCCAATGACGCAGCGGCGGCAGAGCGACAGCGCACGCAGGAAGTCATCGCCGGCGTAGAGGCAGCAGCGCGCACGGAGATGGAGCGCGCGCGCCTCATGCGCACCGCGACGGTTGAGGGCACGCGCGACGCCATCACCGAAAGTCAGGAATACATCCGCGTCCTCGAAGAGCAGGTCCAGGCGCTCAAAGACTCCGGCGTGTGGAATAAAGAAATCGGCGACGAAATGAACCGCCTGATCGACCTGTACGAGAAAGAGAAGGCGGAGGTCATCTTTCTCCAGGAGGTCATCCTGCCGCTCGCCGAGGCGCGCGAAAAAGAGGCGCGCGCCGCCGACGCGCTCCAAAAGACGCTGGAGGCGAACCTGCGCCGCACCGAGCAACTGGCCGGCGCAATGACCAAGTACGACACGGACGTGGCGCGCATCGAAGAGGCGTCGCTGGCGCAGCGCGCCGCGATTCAGAAGGCGTACAACGACCGCCTGGTGGAGATTGCCCAGGACGCCGCCGACGCCGCCGCCGACGCGCTGGCGAAACTCCAGGAGCGTCGCGCCGAGCTTGCTGAGGACTTTGCGCGCGGCGAGGCGGAAGCGGCGCGGCAGTTGCAGCGCGAGGACCTGGAGCGGCAGATCGCCTTCCAGCGCGAGGAGGCGCGCGCCTACCGCGATCACGTGCAGAACCTGGAGGACATCCGCCGCGCCGCGCAGGACCGCGAGGCGGACCTGATCGCCGCGCGCGACTTCGCCGGCCTCTACCGCTCGCGCCGCGACACCACGCGGCAACTTGAAGAGGCGAACCGCAACTTCGTGCGCGAGCGCAAGGAGCGGCAGGAGGAATACAAGCTCGAACGCGAGGACGCCGCACGCCACGCCGAGGAGCAGCGCCGGGAGCGGCTGCGCCAGTACCAGCAGGCGCTTGCCGACGCGCAGGCGGCGTACTACAAAGAGCGCGCGCAGATCGAGCAGCAGCGGCGCGAGGCGCTGGCGCAGGCGGCGGCGGACCGCGCGCGCGCGCTTGCCGAGGAAGCGACGGCGCGCCGGCAGGCGCTCGACGCGCGCCGCAAGGGGCTGATCGACGAAATCAACCTCATCAACCAAACCGAAGCCGCCAAAGCGGAGATCATCGCCACGCAGAGCGCCCGCGCGCTGGCCGCGCTTTCGGGGCTGTGGGAGGGCACCGCCGCCGCGTTTGCGCGCGCCGCGCTGCGCATCAGTATGCCCGCGCAGGCCACGCCGGGGACGTTTTCGACCTACGGCGGCTCGCGCCGGCAGGCCGGCGGGCCGCTGGCGGCGGGGGAGTGGGCGCTGGTGAACGAGGGTGCGGGGCAGCGCGAGACGTTCACCGCCGGCGGGCGCACCGCGCAGTTCCCGCCGGGCATGGGGCTGTTCTTTCCCGCGCAGGCCGGCATGGTGAACGCGGGGCGGCGCGGCAACGTTGCGCTGACGTTCAACATCGACGGCGCGCAAAGCCCGCAGCTGACCGCCGACGCCGTGCAGCGCATCGTGGTGCGCACGATGGACCATTACTTTAACTAGGCGGCGATATGCCCATTTACGACTACCGCATTGCGCAGGGCCACAACGTTGCACTGGGTAGCCTCACGAACATCGAGGCGATCAAGCCCACTGACGACGTGTATTTCTACCCGCCGCGCGCCTGGGGCACGTACCGCAAGGGTGAGCCGCGCGCGCAGGGCGACGGCTCCATCTTCTTCACCGGCTACCCGTCGCTGACGTGGTTCTTCGGCAAAATGACGCGCCGCCAGTTTGAATACCTCAACGATACCTACTGCGGCGGCAACTACAGCGGCACGGTGACGATTTACACGCGCACCGACGACCCCGACGCCTATGCGCGCCTCAACGCGACGATGGTGCTCACGCCGCTGGCGGATAGTGAGACGAATTTCACCGTGCAGCAAAACTACGCGGTGCAGATGACGCGACTGGAGGAACCGACGTGAAAGTCTCCGTGCTCGGTCTGGGCAAGCTCGGCTGTTGTTTTGCGGCGGCGCTGGCGGCGCAGGGCCTGGAGGTCGTCGGCGTGGACCTCAAAGCGAGCGTCGTGGACGCGGTGAATCGGGGCGCAGCGCCGCACGACGAGCCGGGCCTGGGCGTACTTCTTGCCGACGCGGGGGAGCGACTGGCGGCGACGACCGACGCGCACTACGCGGTAACGCATACCGACGCGACGTTCGTGATCGTGCCCACGCCCAGCGACCCGGCGGGGTTCTTTCGCCTCGACCACGTGCTGCGCGCCATGCAGCAGGTCGGGGCGGCGCTGGCGGAAAAGCGCGGCTATCATCTCGTCGTGCAGATGTCTACTGTGCTGCCCGGCGACATCCGGCGCGCGGTGCTCCCGGCGCTGGAGGCGGCGAGCGGCAAGAGCGCCGGCAACGGCTTTGGCTTCTGCTACCTGCCGGAGTTCGTCGCGCTGGGCACGGTGATCCGGGACTTCCTCGACCCCGACATGGTGGTCATTGGCGAACACGACGGGCGCGCCGGCGACGCGCTGGAGGAACTGGTGCGCAGCGTGTGCGAGAACAACCCCGCCGTACACCGTATGAGCATCGTGGACGCCGAGCTTGCCAAAATCGCGCTCAACTTCGCGCTCACGCAGCGCATCGCCTACGCCAACTGGCTTGCCGAGATGTGCGAGCGACTGCCCGGCGCGGACGTGGACCGGGTAACGGGCGCAATCGGCGCGGACGGCCGCATCGGGCCGAAATTCCTGCGCGCCGGTGGGCGCGCCGGCGGCCCGTGCTTCCCGCGCGACATCCGCGCGATGGGCTACCTGGCGCGCGCGCTGGGCGTCGATGGCGCGCTCCCGCGCGCGGTGGCGGACAACAACGAGGCGCAGATCGACCGCGTGATGGCGGCGGTAGACCGCGCCGGCGGGCGCGTGGGCATCCTGGGCCTGGCGTACAAAGCAGGCACGCCCGTTACCGAGGAGAGCCAGGCGCTTGAGGTGGCGTGGCTGCTAGGCGAGGAAGACGCGCCCGTGCTTGCCTACGATCCGAAGGCGCGCCCCGACCTGGCCGGCGTCGAGTACCGCGACAGCGCGCAGGCGGTGGTAGACGAGGCGGATACCGTCATCGTCGCGCTGCCCTACGCCGAATTCGCCAGCGTACAGTACCGCGCGGGGCAAACCGTCATCGACCTCTGGCGCATCGTGGACCGTAAGCGCCTGCCGGCGGGGGTGGCGCATGTCGCATTCGGACGCGGCTGAGGGCGCGCTGGTCTGGTTCGATGTGGGCGCGCACCGGGGCGAGGCGTCGCTGTACGCCGCGCAGCAAAACCCCGACCTGACGGTGTACGCCTTCGAGCCGAACCTGTCCGCGATTGCGCCACTCTTCGCGCGCCTGCACAACTACATCGTCATCCCGGCGGCGGTTTGCGAGACCGACGGAACGGCGCTATTTTATGTCAACACGGCAGACGATACAAGCTCGCTGCTGCCGGTAACGGAAGAGGGCATGGCGCGGTGGGTTGACCCAAGCGGGCTGCCAACGCGCAGGGCGGCGACCGTGCTTACGATGCGCCTGGGCGCAGGCGGGCATTACGCACGTGGACTACATGAAGGTAGACGCGCAGGGCGGCGACCTCGCGGTGCTGCGCAGCGCCGGCGCGCGGCTGTGCGACCTTGACCGCGTGATGGTCGGGGTACAGACGACGCCGTTTGCGCTTTACGCCGGCGCGGGCACGAAAGACGAGGTGTTGGCGCACATGGCAGCGTTCAACTTCGCGCTTGTCGAGACGCACGCGCAGAGTCACGGGCAGGAAGAGAATTTGGTGTTTGTGAGGAGATAGTCAGACAATGCAGAGAGAGATTGTCATTGATGCAAAAATTGAGTGCTCTAAGAACACAACCGATACCGAAATCGCTATCAAGGTTGAGTGGAAAGGTGGAACCTATGCGGGTATCACCCGGGAATTGCTCCTGGATACGCCATTTATCTATTGGTCACAGAATGAGGGCGTTCTTTGGATTGGCCCGCTTGCGGTGATACCAATTGGGATCGGTGATGGATGCCTTATTGTGTGTCGTCCAGAATAATGCGAGGCAATCATGAAGCGATTTTATGAATGGCGCTACAAACGTTCACTCACGTCACTTGGCATACTCAACTTGATTCTGCGCATTCTGTTCAACCGCCTGCTATCGGCGCAGAAAAAGTATGATACGGGAAGATGGGTCGGCTTCAAGCTATTTCGCGCTGATGAGTATCTTGCCAAACAATCCTATTTTGAGATCGTTCCGATATTGTCTGTTCTATGGGGGAAGGCGGAGCTTAAATACCAAACGGAACTCTACCACCGCGTTGCTGAGCACTATGGGGAAGAGGCCGTTGTGATTGACGACGCCAAATATAGAGCCACGCAATGAATACAGCATTTCTTCTCCAGGCGGCGCAGCCCAACGGCCCGCGCTTCTCGATGCGATGGGGCGACTGCGCGCCGCGCGACATGCTGGCGCAGTGGCTGGGCAAGCCGACGTGCTGGGAGTTGATTTGCACGCTCCGGGCCGATGTCTACATCACACCGCAACTGGTCGAGACGGCGTATTATAGCCAGGCCAGCGCGTTTGTGGCCGGCTATCCGGAGATGGTTGTTAGCGCGCGCGACGGCGTAACGCACCCCGACGCCATCCCGCTTGATGACTACGACCTTATCATCTGCGAAGACCCTATCCCGCTGCCGGACACGCGCGCGGTCAAGGTCTACATAGTCTCCGAGCACTGGGACGGCGCGCATCAGCGCGCGCTTGCCCATCCTGCCGAGGGCTACGATCTATTTCTTGATCACATGCTGCGCGCGCCGGCGGATTTCGACGCGCTCCCGGCGGCGGCAGCGTTTCCGTACCTGCGCAACTTCGACCTCATGCGCGCCGCGTTCCCGGCGCAGAAAGAGGATCGCGTATGGGTGGACCGGCGCACAGCAATGGCGCTCGCCGGCGTATGGACGTGGGGGCCAGGCGCGGAAAAGGCGCTGCGCGGCCTGGAGGCGTTGCTGGGCGCGCCCGTCTGTACCAGCAATGCGCAGTTCAACGCCCTGTACGGGCTGACGCGCCCGCTCCGGTGGGGCGACGCGCTGGATTACCTGGAGGCGCTGTCGCGCTGCCGCTACTACTTCGTCTCCGGACTCGAAGACGGGCCGGGCATGGGCGCGGGGCCGGGGCAGGGCGCATCTGAGGCGGCGAGCGCGGGCGCTATCTGTGTGGGCGGCCATCAGACTTACCACAAGGCGCTCATGCACCCGGCGTGTTTACATAAAGATGCGCAGGGCGCGGTGGGTGCGCTGCGCCGGCTGACCGACTCGGCGGTCTTACGGGCCGACGCGCGCATTTACCAGGACGTGCGCTTACAGGAGACATTCCGACGCGCGCCGCTGGCGCTGCTGGAGAAAGCGGTGGCGCTAAAACATGGGCGCGGTTAG